GCCTGAACTGCCAAATTTGGCAGTTCAGGCTGCGCTTATACGCATGGCAAAACGTGAAGATCATTAAGCAGCGGACAATAAAGATGAGCCCACAGCGCATTCAACGAAAGAGGACGAGGGGTTGGCGGATGCCGGAAGGAGCGGTCTATGTCGGTCGCGGCTCTATATGGGGCAATCCGTTCGTTGTCGGGCAGCCTTGCGGAATTTTTGACGGCAAGGATGGTCGGCCACTCGGAATGCACGATCAGATTGAAATTCTGATTCCGGCGCTGACGCTCGATCAAGCCGTCGAACTATATGGGGATATGGTGCGCGGATTCATCAGACCGGAAATGTACCCATATGGCCACAAGTGGTCCGATACCATGCACAAACGATTCCACGGCCATCCTTCGGAAATAGCCCGCAACTTTCTTAAAGGCAGAAACCTAGCCTGCTGGTGTAATCTGGACCAACGATGCCACGCGGACGTGCTGTTAGAAATTGCAAATTGTTAATCGACGATTAGGATAACCGACGATGCCGAAGTCAGAACTTTTTGATCTAGCAGCCGAAGTGAAGGGCGAGACTGACAAGGCATGGCGCTTGTTCGACGGCATAAAAACTGAGTGGGTGCCGAAGTCACAGGTTGAGGACAACGGCAACGGTACATTCACAATGCCGGAATGGCTGGCAAAAGATAAAGGGTTCATCTGATGGTCGAGCGCGTCCACATTCCCTACAGCGACAAAATCGCGCCCGGCCATTGGTACGTTTCGACTGAGGGCGATCTTTGGCACCGCTGTCCTAAATGCAAGACCGCAAGTGCAATGGTCAATCATTCCGTTACGGCGGGGGGTGAGGTCAACGCTTCAATCGCCTGCTTTCCGCCGTGCGACTATCACGTTTGGGGCATCCTCGATGGGTGGACGCGCGGTGAGAAGGAAGCCGGAAAACAAGTAAACTGTGAACATGGCCTAGTAAACTGCTCAACTTGTAGAGCCGACTGATACTAAGGAGAGGACAATGGTAGCCGTCGAAGAAAAACCACGCTTTGAACTTCGCCATGGAAAGTTCGGTGCATATTTTCACGACACAAAGCGCGGCGGCAAAGACGGCTTCCAAATGCCGCTTGATCATGTGCTGGATAAACTGAATCGACTTGAAGAATATACGAAACGCCTAGCGCGGGCGAACAAGGGCCGAAAAAATACGTTCTGAAAACCCTTATGGGGTGGAGAATATCGATGACAGAAAGAGAAAAAGTAGTACGAGAATTGATGGATGCTTGGCATCAAAAAGTTCTCGACGATTTTTTAGAAAACATTGTGGGAATTATCGCCAATCTCCCACTTGAAAAAACCGCACCTGAAATGCGCTTAGCTGCCGTAAACGCCGTTCGCAACTTAGTAATTGGCATCGGCTAACAGTGTTAATGACGCGACACCATCTTTAAAGGGATTGAAATGACAGAACTTAAAACAATGCCAATCACCTACTATTGCAACTCAGATGGCGAGCCATGGGCACTATTTACCGAAGGTCATGTTAGCCTTGATTCCTTCAAATCTGCCGTCGCAAACCGAAACGGTGAATTTCCAGATGAGCGCGAGATTGGCATGGCAGAGCTTGGCCATTTTTATATGTGTGACGTTGGAGACGAAAACGACGATGACCACGACCCGGATTATTCATGGCATTGGTGTGCCAAGGATGATCCGGGGGCCATCGCAGTAACGGGATACAAGTTCTGAGATTTGTTGTTGCGCCCTAAGCATCAAGGAGAGTGAAATGAGCAGCGGATTTTCATACGTCTTCACAGGGCTTGGTGGGGCACTGGCAACAGGAACCATGCTGCTGCTACGGTAAACGACACCAGAACATGCGCTGTTCTTTTTAGGAGGAGCCGTATGTGCTCTCGCTATCCATTGGGCCGGGTCGCGTCCCGGGTCGCTTGGGCAAATGCGCAAACCGCCGCATAAGGATTTACACGATGTGGGTTTTAGCCTCTGACGATGAGCTGCCAAGCCGCTTTTCAAATCCACGCTGCGAGGACTTTCGCGTGATATGCAGCAACGGTTTTGATGGCAACATTTCGCTCGGTTCGGCTTTTCTACACAGGCCGAGTAGTTGGCCCCAGTGCTTTCCAAAAGGCACGGACGATGATGCGTGCTGCACAACTGTCATAATTCGGCGCGTGCCGGATGCTATTGGCTAGGAAATGCGGATGACCGAATACAAATTGAACGACGAGCAATGGTGCTTCCTCGATCTGCTTATGCGGGCGCGTCAGAAGGGCATCCAGAAGCTCAGCCGCCTTGAAATACTCAATTCACCACAACTACCGCATGGAGCCGCACTGAAGCTAACATGGGCGGCCCTGACCATGCCGAGTGATCTAGTGATCATGATCGGGCAGCATGACTTTTCCATCACTGCGGCAGGTGTGAGCCTGTACAACCTTCGCTTTGGCACAGCAGTTAAAGCAGCAACCCCGACCGAGATCGCCGACGCGGTGAACTATCTGCCGGGACCGGAGCACTACCAGAACTGAATTATACTTTCGTGTCGTAATGATCGCCCGCAAATTAAAAATTTAGTTCCCCTGTAGCGTTGCGTTGATCTGAAAATTAGCCGCAACCGAGGACGCGCGCGCATGAGCTCGCAGCCTGCCGCTACAGTATTGCCCTACGTCTCGCCGGATACCGACGAGCCGGATGAGGCCGACAATCCGTTCGCGCCGATCGTCATGGTGCCGATCGCCGGCGGCTTTCGGGCGATGCTTGGCTCCAATGAGCTCGGCCAGGTGCGGGAACACGATGCTGGCAAATTTCTCGCCTTCTGGCGTTCGTTCCTGCCAAGCGATGATCGCACGCCACGGCCGGTTTCCTCGATCGAGTTCGGTCAGCAGCGGCTCGCTGAGGCGGTGCGCGACTGGTTTGCCCGCTGCGGTCATCCGCTGCCGAAGCCAGGAGATCGGCGGTGACCGACAAGCCAGCCACGCGCGCGCTGCAGGTCGAGATCCCCGACGGCATGGATCCGGCGCTCGCCAAGTTTGTCGAGCGCTTTGCGCAGGCCATGGCGCGCGAGCTGCACGCTGCGGAGCAGGTTTTTAGTCACCACGACGTCGTGATCGAGATTGAAGAGGTGCGGGCATGACGGAAACAAATGTCGCCGCGCCGATGACCTTCGCGCGCATGCGCGATCGCTTGCTGCTCGATATAGCCGCCGCCGAGCAATCACTGGCGATCGTGGCGAGCCTCGAGGCGAAAGGCACGCCGGCGGATCCAGTGCCGGCGCGTGCCTGTTTGGTTGAGCGTGAGGCGCTGCTGCGGCTGTTCGATAAGGCAACCGGCGACAAAGCAATCCGCGATCTGCTCAACGGGAAAAAATCATGACCGCGCAGATCTACGTTAAGCCGCGAACGCGGATCTGGATGCGGTCATGCGATGGCGCGCTGCCTTCGGTGACGCCGTGCTGGAAAAACAAAGTGTACGCCTATGCGCTACAATGTTTTTGGGTCGCCGCTGGCCCCGATCGTCAGCGCTATTGGGACTATCTGCCCTATGCCGACAATGACGGCGATCCGATGGGGTGCATGTGACGTCAGCGCGTATCACCGAAGCCGAGCTCGAGGATCTAAAGCAGCGCAATCCGTGCGATGTGGTCGCTGGCGCTTGGGTCAGCTTGCGCCGGCACGGCCAGAAGATGATCGGGCCGTGCCCGCTGCATTCGCCGGATCCGCACGCGCGGGATTCAACGAGCTTTGAATGCGACGCCGATGGCTGGGTCTGTGCCACATGCGCCGATGGCGGCGACGTCATCAAGCTGGTGGCGCTGCGCGAGAACCTCGACCCGCAAAAGGACTTCCGCAAGGTCATCGAAATCCTCGGCGGTAAACGCGAGCTGGTGCCGGGCGAGGCGGCGCTGGCCGACGCGCACCGCGCCGAGCTGCGCGCCCAGCGTGATCGCGAAAACCAGAACTACCGCGAACGCGAGCGGCAACGGCTGTGGCGGGATATTTGGGCGCTGGCGATCGGCATCGCTAATACGCCGGCCGAGGCCTACCTGACCTTGCGCCAGGTGGTGGCGCCGGCGACCTCGCCGATGCGGCTCAAATATCTCGCCAACTGTCCCATGTACGCGACCGGGTCGCCGGGCGCCAAGCCGGTGCACACAGGGCCGGCCTTGCTGGCGGCGATCGTCGGCGCCGACGGACGCTTTTGCGGTCTGCACATCACTTGGCTCGATCTCGATCGTCCGAAAGGCAAGGCCGAGATTGTGGATCCCGCCGGCGCCGTGCTTTTGCCGGCCAAGAAGGTGCGCGGTTCGAAGGCGGGCGGGCGCATTGAGCTCTTGCCGCGGTCGGCACCGCGGCGCCTGGTGATCGGCGAAGGCATCGAGAAGGTGCTCGCCGTCTTGAACGCGCACGAGCGCGGCGGCCGCGATATCGCCGACACGGCGTTCTGGTCGTGCGTCGATCTCGGCAACATGGGCGGCAAGGCGGCCGAGACGGTGCCGCACCCGACGCTGAAAGACGCCGCCAACCGCACCCGGCGCATACCCGGGCCACTGCCGGATCTGACAAAGCCCGGGCTTACCATTCCTGAATCCGTCGACGACATCGTGCTGCTCGGCGACTCGACTTCCGATCGCTTCCTGACCGAATGCACGATCGCTCGCGCCGCGGCGCGCTTTGCCAAGCAAGGCCGCAATGTGCGCGTCGCCTGGGCACTGGCGGGCCAGGATTTTGACGAAACGCTCGGCGAGGAAGCTGGCGCCGACAAGATCCTGGCGATCATCGATGCCGCGGCGCCACCCGTGCCGATCGTCATGTCGACCCCCGCACCCCTGCAATCGCGTACACTTCGAAAGAAAGCCAAACCCTCCCAAATGGGAGGCGGTGCTGTAGAGCAGCCTGACAAGGGGAGCGGGGGCGACGACGATCTTGACGAGCGGCTGGCCTTTTATCCGCAGACTGACTTGGGCAACGCCGAACGCTTCCGCGAGCGCAACGTCGGCAAGATCCTGTGGTGTCCGGCGCTCGGCTGGCTCGCCTGGGACGGCAAGCGCTGGTCGCGCGAGGCCGCCGAAGAGGCGGTCAAGATCGCCGAGCACAAGACGGTGCGCGCGATCCAGAACGAGTCGAAGGCGGTCAAGGGCACCAAGCTCGACAAGCTTATGGGCTACGAGCGCGACGGCAAGCCGATCTATCTGTCCGACAAGCTGAAAAAATGGGGCCGGGCCTCGGAAGCCGCCAACAAGTTGAACGCGATCTCGCGCCGCGCCGGGCCCTACATGCACATCGCGCCGTCGAAACTCGATGCCGACCGCTTCATGATCAACTGCAACAACGGCACCCTGGTGGTGCGGCGCAATCTGGACGGCGATTGCATTTCGTTCGTGCCGCACAACCCAGCCGACCTGATCACCAAGCTGATCCCGGTCGACTACGACCCGGCCGCGACCTGCCCGCATTACGATAAATTCCTGGCCGAGGTGCAGCCGCGCGACAGCGCCCGCATCTTCCTGCACCAATGGTTCGGCCTATCTCTGACCGGCGACACCACTGAGCAAAAGCTCTTGTTCCTGCACGGCAAGGGCAAGAACGGTAAGACCACGCTGCTGCAGGTCATCGGCCACGTCGCCGGCGACTATTCCAAGGCACTGCCGATCGAGACGTTTCTCGACCAGGGCCGCGGCCGCAACGCTGGCCAGGCGACGCCCGATCTCGCGATCCTGCCCGGCGTGCGTTACCTGCAGACGTCGGAACCGGAACGCGGGGCGAAACTCGCCGAGGCGCTGATCAAGCTGGCGACCGGCGGCGATCCGATCCAGGCGCGTCATCTGCAGCGCGACTATTTCGAGTTCATGCCGCAGTTCAAGCTGACCATGTCGGGCAACTACAAGCCCAAGATCGAGGGCACCGACGAGGGCATCTGGCGCCGCGTGGTGCTAGTGCCGTGGGAAGTCACGATCGAGAAGCCCGATAAGGAACTGCTCGGCAAACTGCGGCTCGAGGCCTCGGGTATTCTTAACAGGCTGCTGGACGGCCTCAGAGATTGGCTGGATCGCGGCCTGGTGCTGCCGGCAGAGGTGGTGCAGGCCACGCAAGAATTCCGCGCCGACAGCGATCCGATTGGCCGCTTTCTCGCCGCCTGCACCCGGGCCACGCCCGGCAGCCGTACCCAAGGCAGTGAACTGCACAAGGTCTTTCTGGCCTGGGCCAAAGCCAGCGGCGAGCGGGAATCGACCGTCACCTATTTCGGCCGTGCCTTAAGCGAGCGCGGCATCGCCTGGAAACATTCAAACGTCAACTGGTGGCTCGGCATCGAGCTCGTGAAAAGCGTCAACGACTTTGTCGATCACGAAGGCAATCCGCTGCGGCTGACCGATAAGCCGTCAACCGAAACGACAGTCAGAGAGGACGAATTCATCGGCTGAACTATCCCAACTATCCCAATTTGGGACAGTTAGCGATTTTTCTAAGTGCCTGATCGGTCAGGCAACGGGACAGTTCGGGATAGTTGGGACAGTTTTGCAGCAATGGACTCACATGCGCGCGTGTGTGTGAAGAACATAAGCAAATAACTATCCCAACTATCCCAAACTCTCCCGTCAATTCAAAAAGTCCTTGGTTTTATTGGGCTTTTTGCATGCGGGACAGTAGCCGTGCGTTTTAAGAGTGGGACACAAACTATCCCGTCGATCACTGGTGGCAAATTGCCACCAGTGATCGCCAGCAAAAAGAGGTTGAGGATGATGGACAAGCAAGCGGTTGCGCGTACCGCGCTGGTGGCGGCGGCGGAAGAGGACGAGCGGCACCATGCCCAGCAACGCGCCGAGAACGACGCGCTGCGATCGTGGCATCTGGTGCAGATATCGGCCAAGCAGTCGACACTGGCCAAACATCACCTCGAGCGCAGCGGCTACGGGTTTTATTATCCGCAGTTGCGCACGTTGTTCGTGCCGCCAGCGCGCAAGCTCTCGCGCGCCCAGCGCAAGATGCGCCACCTGATGGTGCGCGAGAAGATCGAACCGTTCTTCCCCGGCTACAGTTTCGTACGCTTCGACGTGCAGCGCGACCCTTGGCACGACATTTTCAAGCTGGTCGGCGTCTATGGCATCGCCTGCGAGCAGAACATGCCGCGCGTCATGTCGGACGAATTCATTAGCCAGCTCAAAAACCGGGAGGTTAACGGTGCCATTCCGGGCGAGACGCCGGTCGAGGAAATATTCTTGCGTGTCGGCGATGAGGCGCGGTTTCACTCGGGCCCGCTCAGCGGGTTCACAGGCCGGGTTGACCATATAGACAGCAACGGGAGAATCAGATTACTACTGCCCCTGTTCGGAAGCGTTGAAACATTCCTAGACGAAGTCGACAAGGCACCAGCCACACACCTAGCCACGGGGTAGCCACCAGTTGGCCACTCTAATGGCTGCGCACGAGAGAAAGCCCGCCCATTGTGGCGGGCTTTTCGCGTCATAGGGTAGGGGCGTTGTCGAGAGCGGCGCCTCGATGCGACACCCGCCATGTTACATGGCTAGGAGGGCAGCAAAGGAGCGCACGAGTACAGCGCTTGTTTGCACAATGGCTAGGGACGAAAGCCGGGCGCAGCGATGCGTCCGGCTTTTTCGTTCATAGGGTAGGACCTGGCTGGTGATTGCTGGCCTTGTCTGTTTTCACGTTCTCCCTAAGCCTTGGACCGCTTGCCAACGCGCGCGGTCCTTTTTTCCCCGCGGGGCAAAGCCGATGGCCGACGATGCGCCGATGAAGACCTATGTGCCGAGCAAGCGCGCCAAAGGCATGGAAGCCGGCGGGCGCATGCCCGTGAAAATGCCGATGAAGGGCAAAATGCCGCGCAAGGCGATGCGCAAGCGCATGACGATCGGCCACGGCGGCAGGCGAGGTTACTGATGGCGATCAACATCAAGCCGTCGCACAAGGGCCTGCTGCACAAGGATCTGCACGTTGCGGCGGGCCACAAGATCCCTGCCGCCAAGCTGCAGGCTGCCAAACATTCGCGCGATCCGGCGGTGCGTAAGCGCGCCACGTTCGCCATCAATGCCAAGGGCTTCAACCACAAGCGACGCCGCACCATCGCGGGCTGATTTGAGTCCGCAATGTGGCAAACAGGACTCCTTTTGACTCCCAGGACGCGGTTTATGTGATGGCAAAAGAATTAACGCCGCGGCAAAAAATCTACTATCGCGAGCGTGCCGTCGGCGTCGGCCGGCTCGAGGCGCAGACCATTGCCGGTTACAAACCGGACAAGGGCAACGCCAAGCGGCTGGACCATCGGCCCGAGGGGCGCGCCTACATGCAGGAGATTGCGACCGAGGCCGCCGAGCTCGCCGGCGTGCACCTCGGTCGCGTGCTGCTCGAGCTGGCGCATATCGGCTACGCCAACATGGCGGACTACACCAAGGCCGTCGACGGCATTGGTGGCAGAGGCGGCCGATTGGTCCATGATCTGTCGAATCTAACGCGCGAGCAGGCTGCGGCGATCAAGGAATATGCTTTCGACAGCAAGGGCAGGCCGAAGCTGACCTTGCACGACAAGCGCGCAGCGCTGGCCGATCTATTGAAATTCCTGGCGCCCGGTAAGGTTGGCGATGGCAATCAGCCGGCGCCGGATGTGATGAATTTCAATCTGATGCAGATCATCGCCAAGTTCGACGGCATGTCCGAGCTCGAGATTGCGCGCCGCATTGCCTTCGCCATGCAGGCCGGCAGCCGTCAGATCGACGGTCAAGCCAATCCGCCAACCCCGCCGCCGGCTGATCAGCCGGCCTCGCAAGGAGCGAGCCAATGACCATAAGCCCCGGACCGCTTAGCGTCGTTCCGCTTAACGAGCCCGACGAAAATCCAACGAATCCGCCGGCCTATGTGTCGGCGCGCGCGCTGGGTGCTAACTCGGCGGAAACGATTACGGTGCCGGCCGGCGCGCGCTTTGTCAGGCTTGCCGGCAACGCCGATTTTTACGTCGCCTATGGCGCCGGCGTGACAGCCGTGGTGCCGGTCGACACCGATGATGGCAGCTCAAACGAGCTGATCAAAAACAATGGCGGCGGCGCCGTTTGGCGCAGCGTGCAGGGCCTCACTGCGCTCAGCGTGATTTCGGCCGCCAGCGCCAGCATCGTTACGGCAAGTTTTTATACCTAGTCGCCAGGCGTCCGCCGCCGCGCGGTCACGCGGCACCTCCACCAGCAAATGCAACAAGCAAGCACAAGGAGATAAGCCATGACTGTTATGCGCACCTCGATCCACGGTCGACGCTTCGGCCTCGGCCCCGACGATGAACTGGTATCGAACGAGATCCGGCTGTCCTCGCCCGCGGTCGACTGTTCGATTAGCGTGGCCGCCTCGCAGACCTCGCCGCGCGCGGTGACCCTGCAGCTGAAAAATGCCCGCGGTGAAAACGTCAACGAGGCAACGCCGCTCAGGCTGTTTCTGTTTCTCGATGCCGGCATGGTGGCGTTTGCCGCGACTGGCGGCTCGACCGGCATTGCCGCATCGGTTGGTATCGTCGAGGCGATTATTGCCAAGCTGTTGTTCCAGGCGGTCACCAATACCAGCGGCGCAATGACGCTGTCGTGGACCGACACCGCGCATGAGGTTGCTTTCCTCGGCGTGCAGCTGCCGAACGGCCGCATCGTTATGTCGCCGGCGCTGACCACGGCGTAACATCAATGGTGAGAATGGCGTGACGTTACTCGACGACGTTCTCACTAGGCTGAACGAAAAGCCGCCGGCGGTTCGCGAACAAGCGATCGCCGGCGCGCTCAAGGCAACCGCGCATCTGCCCTGGGTGCCTAATCCCGGGCCGCAAACGGAAGCGTTCTACTGCGAGGCCGACGAGTTGTTGTTCGGCGGCCAAGCCGGCGGCGGCAAGTCCGATCTGCTGCTAGGGCTGGGGCTGGCATCGCACCAGCAGTCGCTGATCCTGCGGCGCGTCAACGTCGACGTCGAGAAGGTTGGCGGGCTCGGGCCCCGTTTGGTGTCGATCCTCGGCAGTGCCGAGGGCTACAACGCGCAGAAGCACGTCTATAGCGCCGGCAGGCGGGAGATCGAGCTCGGCGGTTGCGAGCAAGAGAAAGACAAAGAACGCTACAAGGGCCGCCCACATGATCTGATCGGCTTTGACGAGCTGGCCGACTTCCTCGAGAGTCAATACCGTTTCATTATCGGCTGGAACCGATCGACCGATCCAAAGCAGCGCTGCCGCATCGTGGCGGCGTCCAATCCGCCGACCACGCCAGAAGGTCAATGGATCGTGCGGCGCTGGGCGCCCTGGCTCGACAAGAGCTATCCCAACCCGGCCAAGGACGGCGAGCTGCGCTGGTTTTTGACCATCAACGACAACGACATTCCGGTCGACGGGCCCGGCCCGCACCAGGTCGAAGGCCGCAAGAAGCCGGTGCGCGCTACTTCGCGCACCTTCATCCGCTCGACGCTCGAGGATAACCCGGATCTGACGCACGGCGATGGATCCTACGAGGCGCGGCTCGAGGGCCATACCGAGGCGCTGCGGCGGGCCTATCGCGACGGCGACTTTTCGGTCGCGCTGCAGGACGACGAATGGCAGGTGTTTCCGGTCGGCTGGATCGAAGCGGCGATGCAGCGCTGGCAGAACAAGCAGCCGAAAGGCGTGGCGCAGACCGCCATGGCGATCGATATCGCGCAAGGCGGCGACGACCAGACCGTGATTTCTTACCGTTATGGCGGCTGGTACGCGCCGCTTGACGTGACGCCAGGCTCCGAGACGCGTGAAGGTTATCAGGTGACGGCGCGCGTGGTGCGCTTTCGCCGTGATCGCTGTCCGGTCATTCCCGACATTGGCGGCGGCTTTGGCGCCGACGCGCTGGTGTCGATGAAAGAGAACGGCATTGCGGTCTACCCGCACAACGGCGTGCTGGCTTCGACCGCGCGATCGCAAGACGGTCAATACAAATTCAAGAACAAGCGCGCCGAGGTGCACTGGCGCTTTCGCGAGGCACTTAATCCCGAGCAGGAAGGCGGCAGCATCGTCGAGTTGCCGAACGATCCGCTGCTCAAGGCCGATCTGGCGTCGGTACATTACCAGCTGACGCGCGAGGGCATCCTGATTGAAGAAAAAAAGGCGATCAAGAAGCGCATCGGCCGCTCGCCCGATCGCGGCGATTCCGTGGTGATGTGCTGGGGCGAGGGCGAGAAAGCGGTTGCGCGTACCATTAGGATCGCCCGCAACTCGGCGCGCAGTCAGCAAAACAACATCGGCTACGCCAAATTAAAACAAGGACCGGGCTATGGCGGGCGCTGACATCGGGAAAACGGTGGCCGATCTACTCGCTCGCGCGCAACAGCGCGCGGCAATCGTTGAAAGCGCGGTCGACAAGATGCTGCGCGCGGTCGAGACGGAAGCCGATGGCGAGACGATTAAGCCCGGCCAGAGTGTGACCATTACCTGGACGGTGTCGGAACTGTGCGCGGTCTGCGAAACGCTGTCGGGGCGATGAAATGAGCCGCTTCGACGACGCTGGCGGACCGGCCATTCCCTATTCCGACAAGCACCCCGAGCGCTGCCAGCCGGCGCCCGGTCCGGCGTTTGTACTGCCAGGCGACGACGAGGCGCGTGTTGCTTATGAGGCGCAGCTCGCTGACTTACCGGAAGAGCAGCGAGAGGCGTATTGTGCAAGTAACTTTCCGGACGGTGCCGCCCGGCAATGTGGTGATGATCCGGCGATGCCGCCGGCGGGCGGCCAGCCGCATTGGCGGCGCGACGTCAACATCGGCTACGCGCATCTGAAAGGACGATCCTGATGACGCAAATGTTTACCAAGGCCATGCCGGCGCCGCCGACTCCATTGCCGCCGCCGACCATGCCCGATCCGATGGGCCCGGGTGCGCAGGAAGCCGCGCGCAAGGCGGCGCAGGATGCTGCGACGCGCGGCGGGCGATCGTCGACCATCCTCACTACGGTAGCAAATCGTAGTCGGCAAACCGTCGCCGGCGGTGCCCAGCCGGGCGCGCCCTACAGTTCCCCTAATTTGGCAGCGAGTTGATCATGGCAAAAGACAAGACGGCAAAGAGCGATCCGATGCTGGCGGCGCTGATCAACAAACTGCCGGCGACCGGCGAACCGTGGCCGCTGGCCCAGCGTGTCGAGTGGCTCAACATGATCGCCATGAGCTTCAACATGGTGTTCGGCCAGGCCGAACCGATCCACATCGGCACCACGCGCGTGAACTATACCCGCGATGCGGTGATGATGGCGCGGGAAGCCTCCGATCTGGTGAGCAAGATTGTCCTTGATACGGCGCGACCTGTCGTCGCCAAGCCCAACCCGCCGCGCTTCTTCATCGACAAGCAAGGCTATGCCCGCAAGGATCCGGGCGGCATCCGCATCATGCCCGGCAATATCGATGCCGGCGAGGTGCTGTTCGACGATCGCGGTGAACACGGCGACCTAGCCACCATCACTTGGTCGGATGACAGCCAAGGCGTGCTCGGCCTGCAGCTCGATATTTCCGCAACGCCTGACCAAGCGAAAGCCGTCTGATCATGGCCGCTGCGGTCGCGCCCGTCATGCGCCAGCGCGTGCGCGACCTGATCAAGCAGGGCGACGGCATGTTTACGACCGGCGCCCCGCGCCTGTCGCTGTGGCAGACGCTGGCCGAAAACTTCCATGTCATGCGCGCCGACTTCACGCGCGTGCGCTATATCTCCGAAGAATTCGGCAGCTACCTGATGACCGGCCGGCCGGCGATGGCCTGCCGCGATCTGACCAATTCGATCCCTGCCATGCTGCGGCCGCGCGGGCAACAATGGTTCAAGCAGCGCACGCATGCCAAGCGGGTCAACGATAACGTCGCCTGCCGGCAGTGGCTCGATTGGGCGTCCGAGACGCAATACAACGGCATGTATGCGCGCCGCGCCAAGCTGATGCGCGCCACCAAGGAATGCGATGGTGATTACGCCGCCTTCGGCAATGGCGTGATTACCTGCGAGCCCAACCGCACGCGCGACACGCTGTTGTATCGCAACTGGCATCTGCGCGACGTGGTGTGGGCGGAAAACGCCGAGCTCGAGATCGACCGGGTCAATTTCAAGTGGAGTCCCGAGTGCCAGGTGCTCGCCGAAATGTTCCCCAAGTTTATCGACCCCAAGGTCGAGCTGGCGCGCAAGGACAATCCGTTCAAGACAATCCAATGCCGGCGCATCATCATCGATGCCGACGACTACGACATGCCGCGGGCGCAGCGCAAAGACCGCAAGTGGATCTCGATTTACGTTGATTGCGAGAACGAGACGCTGCTCGAGGAAGTGCCGGTCAGGGTCAATCCTGCCATCATCCCGCGCTGGGCGACCGTGTCGGGCTCGCCTTACGCCTATTCGCCGGCGGCAATCTACGGGCTGCCCGACGGCCGCATGCTGCAGCAGATCACGCTGACCATCCTCGAGGCCGGGCAAAAGGTGGTGGATCCGCCGATGATCGCCGTCGGCGAGGCCATCAACGGCGGCGTCAATAGCGGCGCTGGCATGGTGACCTGGGCGGACGCCGATTACGACGAGCGCATGGGCGAGGTGCTGCGGCCGATCACGCTCAAGCCGGAAGGCCTGGCGTTCGGCGCGCAGCGCGAAGAGCGCATCGAGAAGATGCTCGACAACGCATTCTTCCTCAATCAGCTGCGCATGCCGCAGGTCACCAAGGAAATGACCGCCGACGAAACCGAGCGGGTCTACGAGGAATTCATGCGGCAATCGCTGCCGCTGCTCGAGCCGATCGAAGAAGAATATTCCGGCCAGCTGTGCGAGACAAGTTTCGAGCAGATGCGCGACATGGGGTCGTTCGGCTCGGTGTACGACATGCCGCAGCAGCTGCGCGGCGCCGATCTCAAGTGGGAATTCACCTCACCGCTGCAGGCCGCCAAGGACAAGATCAAGATCGGCAAGTTCCAGCAGGCGATCCAGATTGTTGTCGGTGCGATGCAGATCAACAAAAATGCTGCTGACAATTTGGATCTCGATAAAGGCGTGCGCGACGGTCTTTTGGCGGCCGATGGCGCCGACTGGATTGTCGACGAGAAGCAGCGCGATCAGCGGCGGCAAAATGATGCCGCACAGCAGCAGGCTCTGGAAGCAGCACAAGCAGTGGCACATGGCGCCGATGCGGCAACGCGGGTTGCCGGTGCGGTCAGCAGTGGCCAGGACGCCATGCAGAAGCTGCAGCAGGCCGGTTTTAGCGCGCCGGGCGCCTGATGGCCGACAAGCCCGCGGCGACTAAAAAAGCAAAAGCATCGTGGCCGTGGTTTCCGGTCGAGTTTGAAGACGCCGATGTGTTCGCGTTGCAGGCGCTCGAGGCCGGTGTGGCCAATGAAGGCCAGCAAAAGCGCGCCATGACGTTCGTCCGCGAAAAGTTGTGTGAGGAAAACCGTCTGGAATTCTGGCCTGGTGGTGAAGACGGCCGCCGCGCCAGTGACTTCGCCGGCGGCAAGCGGTTTGTCGCGCTGCAGATCCGCCGGCTGCTGCGGCTAAAGCCTGTCGTAACGACGGCCCGCGGTGCGCCGCCGCCGATGCCAGGCGAGAAGGCAGCGTCTTAAGTCAAGTTTCATCGGCACCCGTTCCATGCTGCGCGGATCGGGCCGCACTCAGCACAACCACGCTTTCGATCCGTGGGTGCCGCCGCGCCGACTGGTAGGCCAGCGCGGGATGTAGAGACGGAAATCGAAAGAAGAAAACGCCGTAGCGCCTCGAGCCCGCAATCCGGCGGGAGTTGGAAACTTGGCGTCGGTCCATTTAATTCAACGAAGGAAAATTGTCATGTCCGATCCAGTTGTACCTGCTCCTGCCCCGACACCCGCACCAGCGCCGGCTCCTGCACCGGCACCGGCACCGGCTCCTGCACCGGCGCCTGGCGCTCCGACCATTGCCGGCGGCGGCGAACCAAAGCCGGCTCCCGGCACGGTTCCCGGCAAATGGCCGGAAACGTGGCGGCAGGATCTGGCTGGCGACGACAAGGCCTATCTGAAAACGCTCGAGCGCTATGATTCGCCGGTCGCGGTCGCCGCGGCGTTGAAGGAATTGCGCGGCAAGGTATCCGCGGGCGAGCTCAAGGCGGTCAGCGAGCCGCCGGAAAACGCCACGCCCGAGCAACTGGTCGAATGGAAAAAGGAGCAGGGCCTGCCGGTCAAGCCGGAAGGCTACATCGTCGATCTCAAATTGCCTGAGGGCGTCGTGCCGGGCGAGGCCGACAAGCCGCTGCTCGATGGCGTCGCCAAGATGGCGTTCGAGAACAATATCCCGCAGGACACCGTCAACAAGTTCGCCAGCTGGTTTTACCAGACGCAGGATATGGTCGCCGCGCAACGTGACGAGGACGACGGGAAATTCCACGATGAAGCGCTCGGCGTGCTGGCGCAGGAATGGGGCAAGGAACTCAAGACAAACCAGAACTATATCGGCAGTCTCGGCGCGGTATTCCCGCAAGGCAACGAGAACGAGGCCGGCGCCTGGGATCGGTTGTTGAGCGCGCGCACCATGGACGGCAAGATCGTCGGCGACGATCCGGCGATCCTGCGCGGACTGGTGGCGCTGGCGCGCGAAGCCTTCCCGGCCGCGAGCGTCGTGCCGGCCGGCCAGCAGAATCCGCCGGTTGCCATTGCCGAGCGCAAGGCCACGCTCGAGGGCATGATGGGCGATCCGCGCAGCGACTATAACCGCGGGCCGAAAGCGGCGGCCTTGCAAAAGGAATATGCCGAGCTGGTCGACGCCGAGCTCAAGATGCAGAACAAGAGCCGCGCGGCCTAACGTGCGTGTGGTCTATTCCGCGCCGCCGATGATCGACGAGATCGACGCGGTGTTCGGTGTCAAAGGCAAGCCGATCATCTTTGCGTGGGGTGACCGGATCTACAATCCGATGGCGGTCGATGTGCGACCGGAATTACTCGCGCACGAGCGCGTGCATGGTGATCGGCAGAAGCTGTTGCATGTTGATCTGGCGACCGCCGTCGAGATCTGGTGGCGCCGCTATCTGTTTGATCGGGACTGGCGCTTGGCCGAAGAGATACCTGCGCACCGCGCGGAATATGACCGGCTGGTGGAGATCCACGGCAACAATCGCAACGTGCGCCGGCAATGCCTAGCACATGTTGCGCTGAAACTCGCGGCGCCGCTGTACGGCAAGCTGATCACGGTCACCGCCGCCAAGAAAGCAATTCTGGCATCTGAGCCAGTTTAAGTTTCGTCCGCGCCTAACCGCGCGGCGATTATCGCAGCGAGCGACCGGACACCCCGCCAAAAGCGGCCCCGGTCGTCGGTGCACCTCACCCGCCCATGTGACGCCCCGTCGGGCAGCGATTGCGGCCCCGCCGACTTGATCGGCGGTCACCCCGCGCCGTCGCTGCGCTGCCGGATACCCGGAACGAAAGGCACAGCAATGATGATCCAAAAGGTGATTGCCGAATGGCAACCGACCAAGCCTTACAAATTCAATACCGTAAGGAAGCGATCATGGGGTTCGAGTTCGGCATGTCCGATCTGCGATCCTCCGTTACGACCGAAGCGGTCATCAAGGGAAACCAAGCGGTCTTCCTTGTAGCTGACTCCGGCGGCGCTTCCGCAACGACCCGCGGTGCCAATGGTCTGATCCCGGCGCGTGCCGACGATCTCAACCAGTACACCGCGACCCTCGCCGAATGGCACGACCTGGTGCGTCGCACCAGTTTCAACCTCTTCACCTCGCAGGGTGATGGCAAGAGGATCATGCAGGCCACCACCCGCAAGGTGATGAACCGCAAGATCGATCTCGACATTATCTCCGCGCTGGTGAACGGCACCAACCACACCAACACGACCGGCGCCGGCGTTACCGCCAGTCTCAACCTGGTGACCAAGGCGCTGACGATCCTTGGCAATAACCAGGTGCCGGCGGAAGAGGAAGATAATATGTTCTTCCTCGCCACGTATGCGTTCCGCGCCTACCTGATGCAGATCCCCGAATTCACCAAAGGCGGGGAATACGTCGATGTGAAGCCGCTGGTCGGCCCGCAACGGCGTTTCTATCGTTGGGCGGGTTTCAACTGGATCTTCTCGCCGCTGGTGACCGGCGTGGCGACCAACAACGAAACTTGCGTGGCCTTCCATCGCGATGCGATCGGCCATGCCGTGAACACTGGCGAAATGCAGGCCCTCGCCGGCTATCACGAAGAGCAAGACTATTCTTGGGCACGCACCACCTGCTTCATGGGTTCGCAGCTGCTGCAGAACAAGGGCGTTGTCCTTGTCCCGCACGACGGCTCGGCCTTTGCAGCGGTTTAAGGGAGGGATCTGATCATGTCTTATACGACCTCAACCCTCTCCATCATCGACCAGGATATCGAGGGCGGCCAGAAGGAATTTTGGTACCGCACCGCAGACACCATCCAGCAGGTGCTGGCGACGGGCTACTTTACCGACGCCTTGCAAAAACGGATGGGGATCGGCGACCTGGTCTTTGTGCTGTCGGGTACGCCTGCTACCGCCACCCTCACGGAAGGCGCAGCGGTGTTCCCGAATACGGTCGGCCTCGGCGGCGACTTCGCCTCGGCGCCGACCTTGCAACCCTGCATCGTGAGTTCGATCAGTGCCGGCGCGGCGATGGTTGTCCCGTGTCTGAGCATTCCGACCGATCTTGCGGACTTCCCGCGCAACCTGATCGATGGCGGCGACTTCACCGTCAATCCCTGGCAGCGCGGTACTGCGATCAACGCGATCGCCAACACCCTGACCTATACCGCAGATCGTTTCTTCGCGATCTCCGGCGCGTCGGCCTCGGTGCAGGTGTCGAAACAGGCTAACACTGACGTTGCAGGCTTTAGCCAAGCCCTGCAGCTGCAGCGGTCCTCGACCGACACCCATACCAGCGGCATCACGCTCGGCCAGGTGTTCGAGACGATCGATTCCGTGCGGGCCCAAGGTCTGCCGGTGACGCTGTCGTTCTGGGCCAAGGCAGGTGCGAACTTTGCCGCCGGCTCGAACGGTCAGATCACCGCGATGGTGTCCGGCGGTACCGGCACGGATGACTCGGCTGCCAACCTGGTGGCCGGATCATGGACGACGCAGGCGAGCGTGATCTCGTCGGCACAAGCGATCACCGCGACGATGACGCGCTACTCGTTCACGGGCACCGTGCCCGCGACGATGACGCAGCTCGGCGTGATGCTCGCCTACACGCCGGCGGCTGGTACCACGGCCGGTGCGAATGAGTGGGTGCAATTTATGGGTGTCCAGCTCGAAGTGGGGGCGCGAGCCACCAATTACGAGCACCAGGATGCTCAGATCGCACTCGAGATCGCGCAGCGGTACTACTACCAGCTGAACGAAGGGACGACTGGCCAGATCGGCGGCGTCGGCTCGGCGTTCACGGCCTCGACCGGCCAGATCATGATTCCGTTGCCAGTGCAAATGCGCATTGCGCCGACGGTCACGGTCTCGATCGGCGGTTTCCGTCTGTCGGACGGTGCCGGCACCGGACACTTGATCTCGTCGGCAGGCTCGGCAGCGACGACGCACAGCGTCAACGCGGTCGGCTTGAACTTGACGGCGGCGGCGACGCTGACCGCCGGCCAGACGGCGTTGCTCGTGGGTCAGACCACGAACAACGGCAAGATCCAGGTGAGTGCCGAATACTAACGGCCCAGGCTTGTGGCGTGTTGCCCCGCCGTCTATCCCGGGCGGCGGGGCTTTTCCCTTTACGAGGAATTCAATGGACGTTGCACACGAGTCCGCGCAGCTTGCGAATTTTCTCAATAACATCGGCGTCAGTCTCTGCCAGGAAGGCAAGCTCGCCGCTGGCATCGCGGCGATGCGCCGTTCGGTCAATGTCAATCCGCACAATCCGGTCTGGCGGTTGAATCTCGCCGCCTATCTGGCGATGGATTGCGACGTGCATGCGGCCGCGGCGATCGCGGAAAAGGCAATCGAAGAGGATCCGACGCTCAAGCTCGGCTGGGACGTGCTCGGGCTGCATGCGACGATCCTTGGCGATCACGACAAGGCGATCAAGTGTTATGAGCGCGCGGCAGCCCTCGGCGCCGTCGGCGCGCCACAAAGCGCGTTCGATGCGACCTGCGCCCGCCTGCGCGCCGGCATGTTCGCCGAAGGCTGGCGCGGCTTTGAAGGCCGCGGCGCGTTGCGCCCGTCGTTTACGCCGTCCCCCTTGCCGCGCTGGAATGGCGCGGCCAAAGGTCATGTTTATGTGTGGGCCGAGGAAGGCGTCGGCGACAAGATCCAGTTTGCGCGGTTCCTGCCGTGGGTAAAGGAAACTGCCGGACAGGTGACCTTTGCCACGGATCCGTCGACGTTAAGCCTGTTTTGGGGCTACACGCGCGGCCAGATCAATGTCATCGAGGGGGCCGCGGCAGCGCCCGAGGGCTGCGATTACCAGATCGGCATCGCCAGTCTGCCCGGCCTCTACGGTGTCGATCTCGATCGTCTGCCGCCGGACCCGGGCCTGCTAACTTATTCGGACGTCAATGGCCGGATTGAGGCCAGCGGCTTGCGCGTCGGCATCGTATGGGCCGGCAACGCCAAGCACCCGAACGACAGGTGGCGCTCGCTGCCGTTCGAGCTGCTGCTTGAGCTCGCCAGTGACCCGCGCACGGATCTATTCAGCCTGCAATGCGGGCCGCGCGCTGGCGACATTGCCGCCGCGCGGGCGCAGCGGCTGGTGACGGACCTGTCGGGCTTGATCGAGTTCGACTGGTCGCAATGCGCCAGCCTGATCAAGTCGCAGATCGACCTGCTGGTGACGGCTGACACGGGCGTCGCGCACGTCGCAGCCGCGCTCAACGTGCCGACGTTTGTGCTGCTGTCGCGGCATTCCGACTGGCGCTGGCTTTGGGATCGCGACGATAGTCCTTGGTATCCGTCGATCCGGCTGTTCCGCCAGGACAAGTTCGGCGACTGGAAACCCGTGGTGGCGCGCGTGCGTGCGCTGATCGCCGAGATCCATCGCAATCGAGTGTTGTTGCAAGCGGCCTCGCGTAATGCGGTCCAGGCAGAAATCCTATGAACCCGACCAAAATCCGCCTCAATGGCGCGACCGCACCGCTGACCTTCCAGATGCTGCTGGAAGGCGGCGTCGTTACCGACGACCAGATTGGCGCTTATCTCAGGGCCGGTTCACCCTACGAGCCGGAAGTGACGGCCTTGTTTTGCCGGTTGCTGCGGCCTGGCGATACCGTGATCGACGTCGGCGCTAATGTCGGGTGGTTCACGATGCTGGCCGCGGCGCTGGTCGGGCCGCAAGGCCGCGTCGTGGCGTTCGAGCCCGGCCCGGATAACGTCGTCAAGCTCAAGCGCAACATCATCGTCAACGGCTTTGAGAATGTTGCCGTGGTGGCGCAGCCGGCCGGCGATCAGCTTGGTCCGGTGACCTTCCACCTTAATGCCGATGGCAATGGTGGTCATTCGCTGTGGGATCCGGCTGAGTTTCCGGGCAATGAAAAGTCGCGCGCTAATCCGCGCTCTATCGAGATCGAAGCGACCACGCTCGATCAATGCGTGGCGACGGCTGCGCTGCAGCCGCGTTTGATCAAGCTTGACACTGAGGGCAACGAGCAGCGCGTGCTTGAGGGTGCCCGTGAACTGCTGGCGCAAAGTTTTCCGCCGTTCGTGATCGCCGAGATGCACGAGTTCGGCCTCGCCAAGATGGGCGACAGTCAGGCGACGCTGCGTGGCACCATGGATGCACTCGGCTATTCAACCTTTCTGGTCTTCGCTGACGGCTCCTTGCCCGTGCTGATCCCGCCGGCGACCGTGATCAGGTCTGAGTTGATCCTCAATCTGTTGTTTTCGACGCCCAAGGACGTCGGCCAGGCCTGGCCGCAATTCGATTTGTCGCCGCAAGCAGCGGCGACCGGCCGACCGCTGCATGGCTATCTCGCCGGCGAAGCGATGCGGCGCGCACGGCAGGGCGCTGCCAAATGAAACTGGCGTTTGATTGGGGCGTTTCGTCCTATTACGGCTGGGGAGTCTACGGGCTCAACCTGGCGCTCGAACTCGCCGACTCGCCGGTCGAAGCGCTGACCACGCAAGTCGTCGATCGCAAACGGCTGGGCATTGACGCGCTGCGGCTCAAGGCGATCGAGCCTTTTCTCAAACGCTCGGCGTTGGCGCCGATCGCGGATCTATCCGACGTGCTCATGTTGCATGCCCTTGGTAACGATGTGTTGCCGGAAAGCACGGCGAAGGTTGGCGTAATTTTCTTCGAGGAAATGCTGACGTCACAAGCCGTCGAACGCGCCAAGCGCTATGATCTGATCGTTACCGGCTCGTCGTGGAATGAGGATGTGCTGCGCCGTCACGGCATCGACCAGGTCAAGACGGTGTTGCAGGGCGTCGATCCGACGTTGTTTCATCCGGCGCCGCGTTGCGACCTGTTCGATGATCGCTTTGTGATTTTCTCGGGCGGCAAGGCCGAGCCGCGCAAAGGCCAGGATCTGGTCGTCAAGGCGTTCCGGCGCTTTGCCGCGCGCCATTCCGATGCGCTGCTGGTGACCGCTTGGCACTCGCCCTGGCCGGCGCTCGCGGCCGGCATGGATCTGGATCTGTCCGAATGCACCGATCAGGTGATCGACGTTGGCGCGGTCCCGAATACGCAAATGGCGCAGGTCTATCGCGAATGCAATGTCGCGCTGTTCCCCAATCGTGCTGAGGGCGGCACCAATTTGGTTGCGATGGAATGCCTGGCGTGCGGCGTGCCGAGCATCCTGTCGGCTAATACCGGCCATCGCGATTTGCTCGCGTTGCCCGGCGTCCATGCGATTGGTGAGCGCGAAAGCGATTATTGGTGCGGATGGGGAGAATGTGACGTCGACGAGATCGTCGCCGCGCTCGAACTTGCCTATCAAAAAAACTGGCAGCCAACGTCTTCGGCGGTGTTTCCGTTGACCTGGCGACGCACGGTTGCCGAACTTCTTGAAGCCGTCGCGCCGTATCAACCGGCAAAGTCCATCGCGGCCTGAACTGCCGCACAACCTTGAAAGGTGATCTATGAGTGAAGCGAAAACTGAGGCACGGCCTGCCGATCCGAAAACCGACAAGCAGCCCGGAATGACTGGCGTTGGCGCAGCGGCGCCGGTCAAGGTTGCGCCACTGGCCGCTGATCGCTGGCAGCTCGGCGAATTCCTCAACGCGCGCCATGCCGTCTGCCTGCCGGCCGCCACGCCGTTCGACAACGTCCTGCGCCCGGAATTTTGGGCCAACATCGTGCGGCTCAAACCCGACGATATCATCGAGGTGCGCACCGAAGACCGCAAGTTCTATGCCGAGCTGATCGTGTTGGCGCGCGGCCGCAATTGGGCGACCGTCGCCGTGATCCGCGAGCCGATCGAGTTGAAGGCCGCCGCGCTGCCGCCATCGCAGACCTCGGCCTATAAGGTCGAATATGCCGGCAGCCACGCGCAATGGCGGGTGGTGCGCAATTCCGACAATGCCGTGGTGCGCGACAAGATCCCGACCGAGGATGCCGCGGTGCTGTGGGTCAAGAACACCGAACGCGCGCAGGCGGCGTAAGGCCGCCATGCCACTCAAGGCCGGCAAGAGCAAGCAGACTTTCGTCGGCGATATTCGCGAGTTGATGCACGCCTATGCGGCGACCGGCCGCATTGGCAATTCACGGCCAGCGAACAAGGCGAAGGCGGACAAGCAGGCCGTTGCCATCGCTTACCGCAAACGCAGAACGATCGGACACGGGCGATGACCGACAGGCTGACCCTCTACAATCTGGCGCTCGGTCATCTGCGCGAAGGCAAGATTGCCTCGCTCAGTGAAAACCGCGAGCCGCGTCGCGTGCTCGACGACTATTGGGACAACAATCTGGCCTATTGTCTCGAGCGCAAGCTATGGAATTTTGCCAAACGCGCGGTCGCGATCGATGCCTCGACCACGGTCACGCCGGGCTTTGGTTACAAATACGCTTTCAAGATCCCGGCCGACTGGATCCGCACCGTCGTCGTGTCCGGCGAACAGACCTGCCAGCAGCCATTGCTGCGGTATATCGAAGAGACTGGCTATTGGTACGCCGACATGACGCCGCTTTATGTCATCTACACCTCGAGAGATCCGCTCTACGGGCTCAATCTCGGTGAGTGGCCGGCCTCGATGGAAGCCTATGTCGCGTTGCGGCTGGCTTGCGAGAGTTGCGGCCGCATTACCAATTCGACCGAGCTGCTCAAGGGCGAGGAAGGCCTCTTAAAGCGCTCGGACAAGGCCTACAAGGTCGCGATCGCCAATTGCACCATGAACGATCCCCCGGCCTATCTGCCGCTCGGCACCTGGGCCAAATCGCGCCGCGGCAACATGACCCGCATCGGTGGCGGCGGTGACAATCCGGGTGGGAGTCTGCTCGGGTGAGTTTCGGCCGCGCGGTATGTTTCCCGGCCTGTTTCCAACAAGAAGAAACCGACGCACAACGCACGCGCCGTGAAATGGCGGCGTTTGATGAGCTGTCGCCGGAAGCGCGCGCGGCCTTTCGCGACGCGCGCCAGCAGTTCGGTGTGCGCGACGTCGTCTCGCTGGTGCAATCGCGCGGCTGCCCGCCGGCAGTCAAGCAAGCGCTCGAGCAGCGCGGCTTGCTGCCCTACCAAGTCGAGGGTGACTGGATTGTTGCCGAAACGGTGCGGCAGCTCGACGCCAAACATACCAACGACGCGAACGGAGCAAAGGGCCTTTAATGGCGAAAATCAACGCGCCGTTTTATTCGTTCAATCAGGGCGAAGTCTCCAAGCTGGCGCTCGGCCGCGTCGACGTGGTCAAGCTGCGGCTCGCCGCCGAATGCCAGCTCAACTGGCTGCCCTGGGTGCTCGGCCCGATGATGCTGCGGCCGGGCTGGATCAAGGTCGGCGAGATCTACAACGATCTGGCCTGCAAGATGCTGCGCTTTGTGTTTGCCAAGACCGATACGGCCAGCATTGAGTTGACGCCGAACCTGATGCGGATCCGCGTCAACGACGCGCTGGTCAGCCGTGTTGCGGTGTCGACCGTGGTGTCCGATGCCAATTTTGCCGGTGGTGGCACCTGGGCGACAACCGGTACGACGTCGGGGGCTTCGGCAACCGTCGGGTCTGGATTGTGTACGTTGAGTTGCCCGCCGGTCGGCGGCCTGGCGCAGATCCAGCAGGCGATCGCGGTCGGCGCCGGCGATTACGGCAAGGAACACGGCCTGCGCATTGTCGTGAGCAACGGCCCGGTGACCGTGCGTGGCGGCTCGTCGATGGGTCTGTCCGATTTGATTCCGCAGAGCGTGCTCGATACCGGCACGCATTCGCTGGCCTGCACGCCGTCGTCGAATATCAATCTGCAGATTTCCTCGATTGACGCCCGCAACAAAACGCTCACCTCGGTGTCGATCGATAATCCCTCGTCGGGCGCTGCCGTGCCGCTGACAATTCCGACGCCCTGGGGTGCCGGCGATCTCGCCAATATCCGCTACGATCAATCGGGCGATATCATCTTTGCTGCCAGCTATGGGCTGCAGCAATACAAGATCGAGCGGCGTTCGGTGAATGGTTGGTCGGTCGTGTTGTATCGGTCGAACGACGGGCCGTTCCAGCAAAGCCCGGCGCTGCTCGCCAACTTCACGCCGAGCGTTTATTACGGCAACGGCACGCTCACCAGCGATCAGCCGTATTTCCAGGCCGGCCATGTCGGCGTGCTGTTTCGGCTGTTCTCCAACGGCCAGGCCAACCAAGCCGTGCTCGGCGCGCAAAACGCATTCTGCAATGCCGTGCGCGTGGTCGGTGTCGGCACGGCCAACCGCAATTACAACTGGACGACGACCGGGACCTGGGCCGGCAAGCTGACGTTGCAGCGCTCATTCGACGGCCCGACATCTGGCTTTACCGATATAACGACCGCGACCGCCAACGGCTCGCCAACCTTCGTCTCGGCGACCGGCGGCACGAGTGGTACGCCGCCACTCGACAACGCCATCTGCTGGGAGCGCGTCGGCTTCAAGGCTGGCGACTACACTAGCGGCAACGTGACCGTGGTGTCGAACTACAGCGGCGGCGGCGGCTACGGCATCTGCCGGGTGACCGGCTACAATTCGCCGACCTCGGTCAATATTGAAGTGCTGCAGCCATTTTCGTCGCTGACCGCGACCACGGACTGGCTCGAGGCTGACTGGTCGAGCCTGATCGGCTGGCCGACGGCGGTGTCGTTCGTCGAGGGTCGGCTTGGCTGGTACGGCCGCGACAAGGCATGGCTGTCGTCGTCCGACAATTTCAGCGGCTTTGCTGAAATTGATAGCCAGGGCCGGCCTGCCGGCGACGCCGGCCCGATCGTGATCGCCATGGGCTATGGCCCGGTCGACACGATCTCCTGGGGTCTGCCGCTGACCCGGCTGCTGCTTGGACGCGAACAATCGATCGCCTCGGTGCGCTCGTCGTCGTTCGACGAGCCGCTGACCTCGGTCAATATCTCGATCAAGGACTGTGCCACGCAAGGCGCCATGCGGCTGCCGGCGATCAAGGTCGACAAGCACGGCATCTTTGTGCAGCAGTCGAACCGGCGCGTCTATGTGCTGAAATTCGCTGCGCAAGAAATGGACTATGCGGCGTCCGATCTGACGCGGCTCAATCTCAACATCGGCAAGCCCGGCTTTGTCGATCTCGACATCGCGCGCCAGCCCGACACCATGATCGGCTTTGTGCGGGCCGACGGCGTGCTGGCCAATCTGTTGTACGACCCGGAAGACGACATCGTCTGCTGGACGCGCTCGCAGACGCTGGGCGTGCATGAAGATTACATCGTGCTGCCGCAGGCTGGTATTGAAGACGCGGTTTATAGCGTGGTGCGTCGCACGATCAATGGCGTGACGCGACGGTTCCTCGAGAAGAGCGCGACCCGTGATCAGTGTGTCGGCGGCGCGCTTAACTATCAGGCCGATTGCGCCGTGGTCTATTCAGGCGCGCCGGTTGCCTCGGTCGCACTGCCGCATCTGCCGAATACCGAGGTCATCGTGTGGGCGGATGGCGCCGCGATCGGCAGCGGCACGACCGACGGCTCGGGCAATCTGGCGATGCCTGACAGCCAGACGCACAGCAATTATGTCGCTGGCCTGGGCGGCAAGAAGGTGAGCGCGACCAGTACCACGCCGACTAACACGCTGGCGACGCCGGCGGCCTACAACGGCTATCCGGCCGAAGTGTTTGCCGATATCGGCGCGACCGGCAAGCTGGTCAGCCTCGGCACCCTGGTGTCGGCGGCGGGCGCGATCGCGCTGCCGAACGGCCAACTGGCGACCACCATCATCGCGTTCTTCGGCTACATGGCGCCGTTCATGTCGGCCAAGCTCGCTTATGCCGCAGTCGGCGGCTCGGCACTCAACCAAAAAAAGAAAATCGATCACGTCGGCCTGGTGCTGTACGACACTTATTACCAGGGTCTGCAATACGGCCAGCGCTTCGACAAGCTCGACGACATGCCGCTGGTCAATGCCGGACAGACGACACCGTCTGGAACGGTCTGGTCGGAATTCGAGGAACCCTCGATCTCGCTGCCGGGCAGCTGGGATACCGACGCCAGGCTCTGCCTGCTGGCGCAGGCACCGAATCCATGCACCGTCGGCACCGCAGTGATCGGCATCGACACGAAAGAGAAAATTTGAGCGTGACGTTGCGGCCTAGCCGGCGCGAGGACTTCATCGCGCTGCTGGGAGAGCCGCCAGCCTATCGCTGCAAATGCCAGACGATCGAGTGCGACGGCCGCGTGATCGGGGTTGGCGGCTTGGTGTATCGGCCCGATGGCGTGTTTGCCTCGGTGCTGCTGACCGACGAAATTCGCCGCCATCCGATGGCGCTGCATCGGGCTGTCAAGCGCGGCCTTGAAGCGGCGGGGCGCAGCGGCGTGCGCGAGATCTTTGCCGGCGCGCAACAGGGCAATGCAATGGCGGAACCGTGGCTGCGGCGGCTTGGCTTTAAGCCGCTCGACGTGCGTGGTGAGGTCGCTTGGGTGTGGCGGCACAAGGACAATGAATAGCGATGCAATTGCTTTGGGACAAATACAGCTGCATTCCCGGCCGCGGCGTTTGCGCCTTCGATCCCTTGACGCTGACCGGGCTGTCGCTCGCCACGACCGCTGTTGCCGGGGCGACGTCGGCCGCCGGCACGATCGCCGGCGGCAACGCGGCGGCACAAGCCGGTCAGATGAAACAGCAGGCCGACCAATATGCCGCCGACCAGCTGCGCGAAAACGCCGGCAGCGAGATCGGTGCCGCGCAGCGCAAGATGCTCGACACGCAATTGCGCACCAAGCTGACCAATTCTTCAGTGGAAGCGCGCGCCGCCGGCGGTGGGGTCAATGCCGCCGAGGGCAGCCCGCTGGCGACCGAGAAAGCCAATGCCGGAACGGGTGCCTACCATTCGCTGATGGATCTGTTCGAGGGCCAGAATCGCGCGACCGGATCGATCAACCAGGCTCAAGGGTTGGAATACAGCGGCAAGATGGAACGGATCGGCGGCGAAATGGCGCGCAACGCATCCTATCTGACCGCCGCCGGCACCGTCGCCGGCGCCGGCTCGTCGATGCTCAAGACCTACGGTGCCTATAGATATCCAAATCTATACGGCCGCACGGGTGTCGGCTGATGGCGAAGCTGCCAAGCGTTTCCGATCTCGGTCCTGCGCCATCGGTGTCCGGCGACCGGCCGGTTGGCACCTATGACGTTGGCGGCTTTGTCCGCGGCGGCCAGGCGATCGCGCAAGGCACGGAAAATCTCGGCAAGGGGCTCGGCGCGCTGGGCGAGGGCGAGGCCGAGCTCGGCATCGACAGGCAGCGCTACGAATACGCCGTCGCGCATTCCGGCTTTCTGACCGATCATATCGATCTGGAATCCAAGCTGGCGCACGACCAGGACTACGCCACGTTGCAGCCGCGCTACGAGCAGCAGGCCAAGGATCTGCAAGAGAAGTGGGCCGGGCAGATTGGCAATCCGGCTCTGCGCGAGCGTTTCATTGCGGCGACCGGGCAGCAGGTCGCGCAGGGTAACGCCAAGACCAAAGAGCAGGCCTTCAAGCTCGAGGGCAATACCAACGTCGCCTATGTGCAGAGCCAGGGCGAAAACCTGATCAACAAGACGGTCGCGGACCCGACCAACGATCCGCTGATCGACCAGTCGCTGCAAAGCTACGGCGCCATGGTCGACGGTCTGCAGGGCCGCGGCTTTATCACGCCCGAGCAGGCGCTGGCGATGAAACAAAACCACGCGCATCAATTCGCGATCGCACATGGCATTGCCCGCAGCGAAGTCGACCCGCAAGGCACGCTCAACGAATTGCGCGCCGCACCCGGCTCGCCGGAACAGATCGACAACCGCATCATTCAGGTGGAGTCGAACGGCAACCCGCTGGCCAAGTCGAAAACCTCGAGCGCCTTCGGCCTCGGGCAGTTTACCGACAAGACGTGGCTCGATCTGATCAAGCAGGTGCACCCGGAACTGGCGCAAGGTCATTCCGATGCCGAGCTGTTGTCGTTGCGCGCCGACAAGAACCTGTCGCGCGAAATGGTCGCCGCCAACCGCGAACAGAACACGGCCTATCTGAAAGGCCAGGGCCTGCCGGCGACCGCCGGCAATATCTATCTGGCGCATTTCTTAGGCGCCGCTGACGCCGCCAAGGTGCTGCGCGTCGATCCCAATACGCCGGTTGCCGACATACTCGATCCCAAAGTGATTGCGGCCAATGCCTCGATCCTCGGCGGCAAGACCGCCGGCACGGTGGCGCAATGGGCCGAAGCCAAGATGGGCGGCGTCGGGCCCGGCGGCGGTCATCTGTATGACATTCTGCGGCCGGATCAGCGTGCGGTGCTCGAGCAGCATGCCATGGGCGCGCTGCACCAGCAGACCGCCGACACGATTTCGACGTTTCACAATTCCGTGCAGGACGACGTCGCGCAAGCCAACCGCACGGGCGCTGTCGCCAATCCGAAAGGACCCGAGCAATTCATCGCCGCCTATGGCGCACAAGCCGGTCCGCTCGCTTATAAGAACTATCAGGCCGATCTGGCCGCCGGCGCTGACCGCACGCGCTTTGCCGGCATGTCGGTCGACGATATCGGCAAGGTGATCAAGGACTATACGCCGGAACCGGGCGCAGGTTATGCCGCAGCGTCGAAGCGCCAGGACGACTTGGTGGCCTCGGCGCAGGCCATCCTCAAAGAACGCCATGACGATCCGGCGAGTTTCGCCATCGGTCGGCTGCCGGTCGTGCAATCGGCCTATCAGAACCTGACGAAGTTGTTGGCTGATCCGACGGCGGCGGCGGAAGCCAAGCAGGCCGCGGCGCGCGACTTCGCCACTAAGACCGTCATGGAGCAGCAACGTATCGGCATTCCGGCCGACGATCAGCGGCTGCTGCCAAAACCCTATATAGATCAGCTGGCGACCAGCATTGGCAATGCGGCGGCATCCGAGGATCCGCAGGCGCGCGTCGGTTTGATCGCGCGCATCCAGAGCGAGGCCGCCTTGTGGGGCGACAACTGGCCGGCGGTCATGCGCCAGCTGGCGCCAAACGTCGCGCCGATCGTGCGGGCGATTGCCGCCGGCGCCGATGTGCCGGCTACGACGCGGCTGTTGTCGCTCGGCAAGGACGAAAACCCGGGCAAGATTCTCAAGGAGCAGAACGAAACTAAGTTTAAGGATCTAACCACCAGCCTCAACGATACAATGGCACCGTTCCAGCATTCTTTGGTGGGGCGGCAGTTGGATCGCGATTATCCGGGCTATTACGGCCTAGCCGAGAAACTTGGCGCGCTTTATGTGCGCGATGGTGACAAGCCCGACGTTGCTGCGCAGAAGGCGTTCAATGCGCTGATTGGAAACCGCTACGACTTCCGCGATACCTTCCGCATTCCGAAAAGTGCCGGCGTTTCGGCTGATGAAGTGCAGCGTGGCACGCTGGCGGTGCGCGCGATGTTTTCCGGCAGCAAGCAGATCAGCTCGAATTTTGAAGCGGCGACCGCAGACTTAAAGCTGACGCCGCAAGAGCAGGCGCTTTATCAACGCCACGTTACCAATCTGACCGGCCCGGGCGGCGTGGATAACGCCGATGGCAGCCGGTCGACTCTGTCTCAGATGTCAATCGAACGCGATGGTAAAACCTACAATGTGCCGACTGTCTGGGATGGCAAGATATTGCCGCCGGCAGACGCGATGAAGCGCGCCGACCAGGAAGGCCTCGACAAGTTTCCCTCTTACGGCAGCCAGTCGGAAGCTGAGGCTCGCTACGCGCAAATGCATAGCTACATGGAAAAGGACACCGCTCAATATCTACAGCAGCGCAAGGCCAATCCGTTTGGCGCCAAGCCGCCGATCGACGACATGCCCGGACGAAGCAATGCGGCGGAAGTCGACATGCGTCTGGTCGGCCGCGATGCGACGTTGGTCACGGCACCCGACAGCAGCGGACTCAACATGGTCTACAACGACAAATTTGTGCGAGGGGCTGACGGCAACGCGCTGATCCTACCCTGGCAGCAGCTCGCCGGCATCGGCCGCACGTTTACATCCATGCATCGGGAAGCTCTCGCGCGCCGCGGGATCTCCACGGCTGGAAAGTTCGCGGACTAGCGATGGCCGAAGTTTTTTCCCAGCCCGACGATCTCGGCGAGATCCGCGCCTCCGAACTGCATTCTTCGCTTGGCGAAAGCCTGAGTGCACAATTCGGCGAAAGCTTTATGTCCGGCGCGCGTACGTTGTTCCGGGGCGGGCAATATGCTGCCTCGGAAGGCAACGTCACCACGGCGCCCGATGAGTTCGGCGGCATGCGGGTGATCGGCGACAAGCAGGTCGAAGAAATGCCGATCGACGATGCCGTCGCTCGCGTCAAGCAGGAAGGCCTCGACAAGCACATCAAGCTGCCCGAGCAACCGAGCATTAAAAGGCCGGTGCTCGATTTGATGATCGCTCATGGCCATGAGCGCGCCGACTACGAGGCGGCGGTGAGCCGCGGACCTCGTGGTTTCATCCCTGATGCGCTCGGCTTTGCCACCTCGATCGGTGCCGGCATCATCGATCCGGTCAATATCGCGGCGTTTTCTATTCCGATTATGGGCGAGGCCCGCTTCGGCATGCTGATGGTCAATGCCGGCGAGAGCCTGGCAGCGCGCGCTGGCATCCGCGCGGCGGTCGGCGCCGGCCAAGGCGCGGTCGGCGGCGCGGCGCTTGTGCCGGGTGACTGGTGGCTGCACACCAAGGACGGCCAGGATTACACCATGGCCGAAGCGCTGCGTTCCGTGCTGCTGAGCGCTGGGATGGGTGCGGCGTTTCATGCCGGGTTTGGTGGCCTTGGTGACATTCGCGCGCGCATGACGGGGCGGCCCTTGGAAGGGTCGTCGGAAGACCAACTTACGCAGGCGCTTCTGGCAAATCCGCGTGCGGCCGCTGAAATCAAGGCAGGGGAAGCGCGGCCTGGTGAAGAGGTGCCGGGAGTTTCGGCGGCGCCGGAAAACGTACCAGTGGTCGCGGCTGAGTCATTGCCGCCTAATCATCCGGCCCACGTTCTTGCCGACCTGCCGCCGCGTGCGCAGGAAGATGTCGTGCGCTCGGCGATTGCTGACATGACTCAGGACCGCCCGGTGCGGGTTGGGGAAATGTTGCAGGAAGCCGCCAAGGAGGATCTGCGGATTGCGGAATCGCTCAATGGTGCCGGGCGCCGTGAAAAGGCGCCACAGTCGCTGCTGGAATTTATCGCGGCCAATGGCGGTATCAGTGAAAAGGACCCGTTGGTCGCCGATTTTCTTCAATCGTTTGGCGGGAAAAACCCGGCGTTGCGTGGGATCGGCAAGCTCGTGCGATCAGATGGCAAGAGCCTGGACGCGATGCGTGAAGCTGCGGTCGAGGCCGGCTATCTCCGCGACCCCGCAGCCGAGCGCGGCGATGTGACCGAAAGCACAATCAACGACCTGCTTTCAGCGGTCGATAGCGAAGCGCGCGGCCAGCGACAGTATCCGGCTGGACACGAGGGTTTCTTGACGCCTGCCGCGCGGGCGGGGCTCGAAGAGCACAGCCAACATGCGCGTGCACAATTTCGCCGCGACGCTAACGAGACGATGGATACACTACTCGACGATCGCGAGATCACCGATATGCGCAAGCAACTCAAGGCGCGCGCGTTCTCGATCATGGAAGCTACCGGCAGTAACGATCCAGAGTCCGCGATCCGCCGCTCGCTCGATGAATTTGGAATGGGGCGGCCTGAGGATGCCGAACTCTCGGCGGACGCTGCCGTTGCTCGCTCGGAAACTTCCGTGACCATTAATGGCGCGACGCGCCGTGATACACGCCAGCGCGCCAACTGGCAGCAATTTGAGGACCCGCTTGCGAGTTATGACGATCCCGTGGCGGTAGCGGAATCGAAAGAAGCGGCCGCAACGCCTGAGCCGGCATCAATTGACATTGAAAAAGCGCCGAGTGCTGCCGAGGCGGCCGCCAAAGATGCCGACAAGCTGCTGGCGGACATCAAAGAAAAACTCTCGGATGAGGAATGGCGCTCGCTCGAAGACGCGCTGAATTCTGTCGAACAGGATAAGACGGCGCGCGAGCAGATCGCGCGTGACGGCGCGGCATGTTTGGCCGCGGCAATCGCTTAGGAACAAATCCAGATGGCCAGCCGCAAAGACTGCATTGACGACATCGCGAAGAAAACCGGGCGCTCGCGCAAGGATGTCAACGATATCCTCGAGGACATTCTCGACAGCGCGGACGAGTATCAGCGCGAGGGCCTATCGCCGGACGATGCCTATACCAGGGCGCGCGACGAGAAGTTGAAGCAGATCTACGAGGCCGCCGCAAAAGATCATCGCGCGGCGATCATGGATGGCCGTAAGGAAATAATGCGCCATCGTTATTACGATAGCGTGGCCAAGGCGATCGCCAATCTTCCGATAAGCGACAAGCTCAAGGCCAAGTTTGCTACGCAAGCGGCGCGGTTGGCGCTCGAGGCGAAGCTGGTCGGTGTCAATCTGCCGTTCTTCAAGGGGCGCAATTCGGTCGATGCACAATTCATAGCACTGCGCCGGCTTTGGGTCGGCGGCTTTTCGCGTGATCTGGAAGCCGATGGGCTGCTGAAAATCTTTGCCTCGCGCGAGATCGAGGATAAATGGGCCGACGAGTTGTTTGAAGTTAATCGCGGCAAAGACGGCAATCCTGGTGTCACCAAGGACGCGCAGGCGCTGGCAATCGCCAAGACCATCCAGAAGTGGCAGAAATCGTCAATGGCCTCGCTTAACCGCGAGGGCGCCTGGGTGCGCTCCTATTTTGGTTACATAACCCGCAGCTCGCACGATGCCGACGCCATCCGTGCCGCCGGCCCGGAAAAGTGGGTCGCTGACACCATCGGTAGGATTGATCTCAAGCGTACCTTCGGCAGCATGGATCGCCAGCAAGCGCTCGATGCGCTGCGCGAAATGTGGACGCCGATGAAGAACGGCGACCATTTCGACTATGGCCGGCCGATCGACGAGCCACTTTATCCGGATATCGCCCGCCGATCGTCGGCGACCCGCGAATTGCACTTCAAATCTGGCAAGGATTGGCGCGCCTACAACGAACAATACGGCGTCGGCAATGCCACGCATACTGTGGTGCAGGCGCTGGTGATTGGCGCGCGCCGTACGGCGCTGATGAAGGAATTCGGCACGCGGCCGGCTGAGGCGTTTGAGAAAGATATTGCGCACCTCAAGGCCAGTTTGCAGCAGGAATCGAAGGCACAAACCTCGCGGTTGTCCGCACTCGAGCAGACGTTGGAATCACCTAATGCCGATGCCGCCGCCAAGGCCAAGATCGAAACCGAGATGGCCGCGCTGCGTGAGCAGATCAAAGTAAGTTCCGGCAAGTTTGAGGACTTCCAGAGCTGGGAGCAACCGCTGCGCAACCGCTTTGCGCAGATCGACGGGTCCTCGCAGCGCCCGGTCAACCGCACGCTTTCCAACCTCACGGCCAACTGGATGGCGATCCAGCGCATGTCGAAGCTTGGCCGCGTCGCGCTGACGCACTTTGCCTCGCTGCCGACCAAGATGATGGAGGCGCGTTATTGGGGCATCCCTTTTGAGGAACGCTTCGGCTCGCTGTTTCGTGGGCTGACGCAAGGGCTGGAAGGTTCAGCCAAGCGCCAGGCGCTCGATGCCACGCTGGTGGCGTTCGAGAACCGGCTCGGCCACATGATGGCGATGTACGACGTCGCCGATGCGCCGGCCGGCTTCTTGGCCAAATGGGAAACCACGTTCTTCAAGCTGACCGGCGTCTCGAGCGTGATCGACAACCAGCGCGGCGACGCCGAGGCGATGTTTGCGTCGCACTTAGGGGCCAAGCGCGATCAGGCCTGGGCCGATATCGGCCGCAAGGAGCAGCGCGTGCTGCAGGGCTTCGGCCTCGGCGAAGCGGAATGGAAAGCGCTGCACGGCGTCGAGTGGTCGAAATTCGGCGAGCGGACTTATTTAACGCCGTCCGACGCGCTGAAATTATCCGACGACCAGGTCAAGGCCTACCTCAAGGAATCAAAGACCGAGCTGGTACGCCATGAGCCCAACGCCGACGATATCGCCAAGGCGCGCGAGGATCTGGCGACGCAACTGGCGACCACCTATTCGGACCGTGCCGGCTTTGCCATTCCGATGCCTTCGGCCCGTATCAGGGCGATGATGTTCGGCAAGAATTTCGAGCCGGGTACCGGCATCAACGCTGCGCTGCGGCTGGTGTATCAATTCAAGCTGTGGCCGGCCGACATGGTGGTGCGCGCCTGGGGCCGTGAAATGTACGGTACCATCGGCGACGGAAGGCTCGACAAGATGGCGGGCCTGGCGGAAGCAGCCGTCGGCGCCATCGTGTTCGGCGTCGCATCCGAGCTGGTGCGCGACGCTATCCAGGGCAAGAACTCGCTCGAAGAACTCAAGCACAATCCGCTCGGCCAGATCATCAAGGGCGGCCAGCGCTCGGGCTTTGGCTCATTGGTTGGCGACTATCTGCTGGGACAGTTTGATCGCCACGGGTTCTCCGCGGTCGGCTCGCTCGCCGGTCCGACATTCTCGCAAATCGACACGCTGATGGATCTGCTGCACGCCGGCGGCCAGACCAAGGAGGGCGTACTCAGTAAGCCGGCGATGCGCCAGCGCGGTGCCGATCTGATCCGGCTGATGCGTGACAACACGCCGTTTATGAATCTGTGGGCGACCTCGCTCGGCATGAACACGCTGGTCTGGCATCGCCTGCAGGAGTGGATCAATCCCGGCTATCTGGCGCGTTCCGAGCGTCGCCAGCGCGACCAGCAGGGCACGCAATACTGGCTGTCGCCGTCCAAGACCGACGCCTACATCACCGGGCGCCGAGCAAGCCCGTTCTGAAATGAAAGAGACAAACAATGGCTACCACTGACCGCCGTGGCGTCTCGGTCGATGCCACGGACAGCCCTATTGCCGGTGATCCGAATCCGGGTTTGGCAATCAAGGTGCCGGTGCGCGTGACGACGACGGCCAACATCGCGCTGTCCGGCCTGCAGACGGTCGATAGCGTGGCGCTGGCTGAAGGCGATCGTGTGTTGGTCATCAACCAGACCGACCCAACCACTAACGGTATCTACAATGCGAGCGCGGGCAACTGGACGCGCACGCTCGACGCCAACAGCAACGACCAATGGACGAACGGGACGCTGGTGTTGGTGCTCGCCGGCTTCAATAATGGAGGGAGAGGCTTCCGGCTGACGTCGGCCAATCCAATTATCCTCGGTACGAGCAACCTGACATTCACGGATGCTGGGTTTCCAAATCCAGATCGTGCCATCAAGGCGCCGGTGCGCGTGACGACGACGGCCAACATCGCGCTGTCCGGCCTGCAGACGGTCGATAGCGTGGCGCTGGCTGAAGGCGATCGTGTGTTGGTCATCAACCAGACCGACCCAACCACTAACGGTATCTACAATGCGAGCGCGGGCAACTGGACGCGCACGCTCGACGCCAACAGCAACGACCAATGGACGAACGGGACGCTGGTGTTGGTGCTCGCCGGCTTCAATAATGGAGGGAGAGGCTTCCGGCTGACGTCGGCCAATCCAATTATCCTCGGTACGAGCAACCTGACATTCACGGATGCTGGGATTGGCGTGATTGCTTATTTCGACGCTGTTGTGCAGCTTTCCGGCCGCTTCATCGCGCCGATCATTAACATGCTGCGCTTTGGTGGCTACTACGCGGCCGGCGATGGCGGCGCGCATGACCGGATCCGGGGCCTTGTCTCCGACCCTGACGCGAAGCAAAGTGCGGACGGCTCCTATTGGAAGGTTGCCGATCCAATCGTCGCCATCCGGGCGACCGGCGCCAAATGCGACAGCAGCGACGGCAGCGACGGAACGGACAACACGGCGGCGATCAATGCCGCTCTGGCATACGGACGACCTTGTTACGCGCAAGGCGATGCGCCGCACGGCTATCGCTTCGACAGCACGCTGATCTTGAGCACGCCCGATCAATTGTTCTATGGCGATGGTCGCACTAGGACGCGACTGCTGACGTCGACCCTAATGGCAGTCGGCTGTATCAATTTTACCAGCGGTGAAGCCGGACCGCACCTGCGGGATATCGATATCAGGCTCAAGCAACCAGACACCGCCGTCCGGGCAAATCTGACCGCTTACAATCCGGTGATTTACGCGCGCAGCACGCCGCGTTTCGTGATCGAGCGCGTGCGCGTCTCTGGCGGCATTGACCTGCTCGATATGAAAGGCAACAGCGGCGGCGCCATCATCGTCGATCTTGAGGATGGTTGCCTCGGTATAGGCGTTGATATCGATGGCAGCCTGGACACGATCTATGGCGAGCGCATTCGTTCCTGGACCTACGACCTGACCCTTAATCAGTCGCAGATTTACTATGCGACCGGCAAGGTTGGCATTCGCGCCGGGCGGGTGGATGGTCTGTCGCTGGTCAATTGCTTCAATATCGGCAATCTCGGCCTGCATATGTTTACCAGCGCGCCGAGCAGCTACAGCGTCGGCGGCCCGCCAGAGGTGGAAAATACGCTTGGGGCCTACGACAGCTTCGGCGCTGTCTTGCAGGAGGGTGGCAGCTATCAGCAGGTCGGCGGTTATATTACAGGTGCCGCAGGGACGCTTTTCGGTCACATCATCGCGGGAGACAATGCCGCCGCCGTTTATACGAATACGCTGATTAACTATGGTGCCTCGTCCGATTCCCCGTTCCTACTCGAGAATTGCGCTGGCCCTTCGCTTAGCCTGGACGGCCTCACCATTCAGAACATGGGCGTCGGGTCGTTGATATCGATCAATCCAAACGTGTCGGCTGCCAAAATTGACCTGCTGAACAGCTCCATCAATCTGCAAAGTACCGACACGGCGGTTATCACGGCTAGCACGCCAGCGTCCGGCAAAAATACCTTTAATATATCAAATAACTTTATCAACAACACGACCAATGCAAGCTTTACCAACCCGATCTTCGGCTTCGCGGCCGGCAATTTAGTGACGGCGATCGGCAACCGCGCCAATCCGATCGGATCAGGTGCCGGGACGTTTATCAGCATTTCGGCCGATGACTATCATCGGATTGATCCTAGTAATATCGCCCCAGGCTGGTCGAATTCATTCCCGGTCAATCCAACCTTGGGGCTTTATCCGACCGTCGCCGTTTTGACGATGGTCAACGGCGGGCAAATTGCCGGCTTCCGCAATCTGCTGATCAATCCGTATGGACGTTTGAACCAGCGTGCGGCGGCGTCGAATGCCAATAATACTTACGGTCACGATCGCTGGTTGGCGCTGACGCAGACCGGCACGATTGCCGTTTCGACCGTGAGCGATGCCGAAAATGGCACGCCGCGCATGTGGCGGCTGACGCAAAGCCAGGCGTCTGCGCAGCGCATGGGCTATGCGCAATGGATCGAGGGTTTGAACTGTAAGCATCTGCGCGGCAAGCAGGTTACGCTGGCCGGTCGCATCAATTTCTCTGTTAATGCCGCAGTGCGCTATGCAATCTGCGAATGGACCGGCACCGAGGATACGCCAGGCGCGGCGCGCGACATCGTTAATAGCTGGACTAACGCGACTTTCACCGCCGGGCAATTTTTCAAAAGCACGACGTTTAACGTGCTGGCGGTCGGTTCGATCACGCCAGCGGCTGCGACGCTAACCGATCTTCCCGCAATCACGGCGACGGTCGGCAACAGCGCCAACAATCTTGTGGTATTTATCTGGACCGAGGGCGTTGCCGCGCAAAATGCGACGCTCGATGGGGCAACGCAATTGGAAGTCGGGGCTAATGCGAGTCAGCGCGAACATCGACACTTGAGTCTTGAAGAGCAATTGTGCAAACGCTATTGCCGCAGCTACGGAAATGGCACGGCGTTTGAGCACTTCTGGAGCGGCTATGCATCTGCTGCAACGACCGCCTATGGTGTGATCCGTTGGAATCCAAGTATGAGGATTGTCCCAACCGCTGCTTATAGCAATCAAACGGATTTTGGCTTTGGCGGCAACGGCTTCTTTGCCTCGACCGCAATCGCGACAGCAACCGCAAGCGTCGATCATCTACAGGCGGTCGTCACCTCGGCCGGCATGACGGCGGGAAGCGGCGGCGACATCATGGCGAACAACGTCACCACGGCGAAGATCATTATCGACGCGGAGATATGATGACAATATTCGAACTGAATGGACCGAATGGTAACCCCGCGGTCAACAAATCCATCTTTTCAGTCAGTGGCCATTCGGATCGCAAAAGACCTACGTCGAGAAAATCCAAATGCGAGGGATGGGTCCAGTAGTCAAACTTTGAGCCGCGCAGCGCAGAACGAAATATTTGAGGCGCGTAATGCAACAGCGGAATAGCGGTGTGGTGTTCGATCGGAAACCATCGGTTTGGTACTGTGAAAAAAATGGAATGTGCCACGCGCGCGGCGTCTCGAATAAATGCAATGCGCTGTTCGCGGCCGCCAACGTGTTCCAGCACCGCGCTTGAATAAGCAATGTCGAAAGTCTGATCATCGAAAGGAAGTGGTTTACCCGCTTCGATCTTGACGTGCCTGATCTGCGGATAGGTAGCTTTGATCTCCCGTCCGTCATCGAGCGAACAGCAAGTGATGCGTGCAGGATAAGGGTATTTCTTTTCGAGGAAGTTTGTTTCTTCGCTTTCGTCACCCGATGCACCGATATCAACAATTGTCGTGTTTGTGTTGGGGTGCATGGTACTGACAAATAAATCATAGATGCGCTGCCGCGCGTAGATCGACATGCGTTTGGAGATAGGCAGCCGGCGTCCGACCTCGTGATATAGCCGATCGTCCATTTTTAGATCCTTGTGCGACTTTGGCAGCCTGAAAATCCTAATGCAACCGCCGCAGGTTGAATAGAGCAAATGCACAATTAATCCCGGCCGATTGTGCCGGTGGGGGCTCCATGGCTATTAACTCCCGCAACGGCAACACCTTGCTTGAAAGCGGATTTTTCGCGCCCGTGCGCGCAGCCACTACGGCTGCAATCACGCTTGCTGGGCTACAGACCGTCGACGGCGTTGCGCTCGCCGAGGGCGATCGTGTATTGGTAAAAGACCAGGCCGATCAGACCACCAACGGCATTTATGCCGCCACCAGTGGCAATTGGCTGCGTACATCAGATGCTGCCGGCAATACGGATTTTTTCAGCGGTATGGCAGTGCTGGTTGCGCTCGGCAGTGTCAATGCCGGGCAGATCTATCTATGCACTTGCGCCGATGATCCGGTGCTGATCGGCACCTCGCTGTTGACTTTTGCCTCGCAAGGTGCGGTGCAGCAGGCGCTGCAGCAGGCGACGTCCGCGAGCTCGGCCGCGCTGACTACCGGTGCCAAGACCTTCGCCACGCAAAGCGGCAAGAGTTTTTCCGCGAAACAATGGCTGCTGATCTATCAGACCAGCAATCCTGACAATCGCTTGCTCGCCGAGATTTCGAGCTATGCCGCAGGCTCGCTGGTGGTGAATGTTGTCGCGGTCGATGGTTCCGGTGGGCCCTACGCCGACTGGACGATCGTGCTCACCAATACGCCGGCGGTGGCCGGGCGCCAGCCGCCGGCTGGCACCGGCAATGTCACCGGACCAGGATCGGCGGTCGACGGTCATCTAGTCGTCTTTGACGGACCGACCGGCAAGCTTACCAAGGACATTGGCCTGGTCGCCGGCGTGCTGGCCAGCCGCAACAGCTTGCAATATGGCGACGCCGGCAGCGCGTCGATCGGCACCGCGGCATTGGCGGATGACGCGGCGGCGCTGCCGCCGGTCAACAGCAATCTGGCGGTGTCAAACAATGGCTTGAATCCGACGCGCGATTTCGATGTGTCGGCTGGCCGCGTGCGCGACGATAGCGACGCAGCGAATATGCGGCTGGTCGCAGCACTGACTAAGCGGCTCGACCTGGCGTTTGCGCCTGGCACCAATGCCGGCGCGCTGGCGAGCGGTTCCAGCAAGCTCGCCAGCAAGACCTACCATGAATATCTGATCGGGCGGCTCGGGCTTGCGGTGACCAACCGCTTGCGCGTCACCAATGTCGCCACGTTGGCAATCGCCGCTCACGGCCTCGGCGTCGGTGGCAGCATCCGTGTGGTCGGCATCGGCAGCGGTTACGATGGCCATGCCATTGTGTCCGCGGTGCCGGACAGTGGGCATGTCAGCTACGCCAATACGGGCGCCGATGAAGGCTCGACCGCGGCGACGGGAACGCTCGATGCCTTCGACGTTTGCGCCGAACGTTCGGATCTGTCACTGACCTTGCCAGTCGGCTGGACGGTCAAGCAGGCGCTGTGGTCGCTGCTGACCGACGGCTCGGCCAACATTATCGCCTTCAAGGGGCTCGGCGATGTGTGTGAACTTGTTTCCAGCGTCCTTGATGTAAATGTCGTCAATCCCGGCACTGCCGCTGTGACGCGCACGTTATCGGTGCCGCTCGGCGTTTCGGTCATTGCCAAAATGCAAGTTGCGCCGTGGCAGAATAGCCCGGCGATTGCCGTCGTAGTGCGCATTTCGCCGCTCGATACGACCGACGAGACGGCAGTGCTTGCGGCGGTTGGTGCTTACAATGCCGATGCTGGCGGCGGCTCATCAAGCCTTGCAACAGGCGGTGTGTTCTATTGCCGCACCAATAGCAGCGGCCAGCTGCGCAGCCGCCTCAATTTGAGCGACGGCAATACCAACCTGTTTATCCGCACGCTCGGCTGGATCGATCCGCGCCGGCGTCTGTTCTAGCGCGTAGCAAGTTTTCCCACAACTCGAAACCATGGAGAGGGCCTATGTTCGGCAAACTATTCGGTATTGATTTGATGCTGCTGCTGGCAGCTGGCGTCGGCAGCGTTGCCACGCTCACGCTCGAGCATGGCTGGGGCTGGGTACAGGCGCAATATCACGCGCGCGCCGCCAAGGCCAAGACGCAAGCCGAGAGCATCTACGCCGAGGTCACGTCGCAGGTGAAGGCTGTGACGGACACTATCGAAACACGGATCGCCGCGATCGAGGCCGATCTGCCGGCGCTCAAGAACGACGTTGCCGCCATCAAGACTAAACTTGGAGCGTAGGCGCCATGGAGTATTTCAGCCGCGACACGCTGCGCAGTCTGTGGCCGCATTGCGCGCCGGCCATCATCGATGGCGTGATCGCCTCGCAAGAGCGCGTGTTCCAGAAATATGGCCTGACGTCGCCGTTGGTTGTTGCGCATGCGATGGCGCAATTTAGCCACGAATTCGGCGCCGGCACGGAAATGGAGGAAAACCTCAACTATCGCGCCGAGGCACTGCTGTCGCAATGGCCCAAGCATTTCACGTCGGCGCAAGCCCTGGCGATGGCACATCATCCGCAAGCGATCGCCAATCAGGCCTATAACGGCCGCATGGGCAACCGGCCCGGCAGCGATGACGGCTGGAACTTCCGCGGCCGCGGCGGCTCCCAGCTTACTGGCCGCGAGAATTACGAGAAACTCAGCCATATCGTCGGGCTCGATTTGCTCACGCATCCCGAATATCTGGCGTCGCCCGAGTATTTTCTCGAATGCTCGGTTGCCGATTTTGTCATGTGCGGCTGTCTGCCCTATGCCCAGCGCGACGATATCACGATGGTCACGCAGCGGTTGAACGGCGGCCAGATCGGCGCCAGCGAGCGCAAGGCGTGGCTGGCAAAATGGAAAGCGGCGCTGGCCGCGGTGCATGGCTCTGAGGCTGTAACGGCGCCGGCCGCGCCGCGCGACGGATCATTGCGCTACGGCGACCATGGCTGGGAGGTGACCGGGCTGCAGACGCGCCTGGCCGAGCTCGGCTACCAGGTCGGCAATCCGGACGAAAAATTTGGCGCCACGACGCGCGCCGCGGTGTTGGCCTTTCAGGCCGACAACGATCTTGCGACCAGCGGCATCGTCGATCAGGCCACCAAAACAGCGCTGGCAAAAGCGATGCCGCGCCCGGTTGCCGAGGATCGTGCCGCGGCCGACGCCAACGTGCTGCGCGACCAGGGGTCGCAAACGGTCGCCTCGGCCGACAACATGGTCACGCTGGCCAAGGGCGCCGCGACAGTCGGCGGCGTTGTCGCTACCGAAAAGACCGGCGCCATCGACGCTGTTAAGGACGCGACCGATCAGTTCGGCGTTATGCGCTCAATCGTCGATACGGCGCAGGAAACGATACAGTGGGCGGAAGCGCATCTATGGATCGCCGTTCTCGTGGGTGCTGCAATCGCTTGGTATTTCGGCCGCGACATCATCAAGAACCGCATTGCCAGCTATCGCGCTGGCAATAACGTGGTGACGCGAACATGATCGCGCTCTTAGGATTGATCCCCGGCGCCGGGCTGATTGCGCCGGTCATCGGTTATATTCTGCGGTGTACCGTCTGCATGATCGTGATGGCGATCGGCATTGCCTGGGTGGTCGGCGATATCCACGGCCATCGCAACGCTGATGCTAAATGTCGGGCGGCCGATATTGCCATGCAGCTCAAGGCGGCGCAGCGCGACACTGCGATTGCTGCCGATACGGCGGCGCTTGCCCAGCAGCAAGCAGCCGATCTCGCCAAGGTAAATGACGATCTCAACCGCAAGGTGGCTGACTATGAAACTGTTATCGCGAAGCGCGGCGGCCCTGGCTGCCATCTCACTGGCGACGATGTGCGCCGGCTGCGAAACATCGACGGGCAACCCTAAGCTCAATGTTGCCATTCCCGACAGCTGCCAGCGCAATGCACAGATAGTCTCGGCGCCGGCGATGAAGGAAGGCGACGACGCGCTGGCGCTGCTGGCACGCACGCGCGCGGCGCTTGGGCTCGCCAACCGGCGCATTGCGGCGGTGCGGGATTGCGATGCCGATATCCGCAAGCGTTTCGCGGCCGGTCGCTGAAACTTTAGTCGATTGGATTACACCAAATGACAGAGCCTTGGGTCATCGGTCTGGTCGCCAACATTTTGTTTATGCTGTCGTCGTTTTTCGTTGTCAGCATTCGCATGACATGGAAGGCGGCAACGACCAAGGCTGAAATTATTGCGGCCATTACCGACCACGCCAAGGATGACGAAGAGGAATTCACCCGGGTGCGCGCCGAGATCTTCAATTCGGTGCACGACTTCGGCGAGACGGTCGCCAGCCTCAAGGAGCACATCAACGGTATCCAGCTCGAGGCGACGCGGCTTTATGTGCGCCGCGACGGCTTCTATGAGGCGATGAAGCGGATCGACGAGAGCGTGTCGAATATGCGCGGCGAGCTCGCCGGTAGCATCACGGCCTTGCGCGCCGAGTTGCGCATCGATCTGCAAAATCTGTCGCTTAAGATCGATACCAAGACTTGAGGCTTTAAGCCTCGTGCGATTTGTAACCGCGTAGCCCTTCAACAACTCAAGGACTGATCCGATGACACGACGACTCGCAGTCGTCGCGATGATGCTTGCCTGCATGATCGCGACCCCGGCTCTCGCACGGCATCAAGACCGATCCGGTATGTTCAACGAGGTTACGCAGTATTGTGGCGATCGGGTGTGTGGGCATGTTGCGGCAGCGCCGAAGGCCACTGTTGACAAACCGCGATCGCGGGGCCGACGCATCGTCGATCCGAACGCCAACCGAGCAACGCGACACTCGAGTATGAGCGGCGATCTCGTCACCGTGCCGACGGCCGCCGGGATCTCGATCACGGTTGCGCGCGAGTTCGAGCCGAAGATAACCGGCTTCATCGCCGAACTGGTGGCGCGCGGCTATCGGCCGCAGCAGATCCATTGCTTTGCGAACCGCGGGCATGTGCGCGGCTCGCTGCACTATGACGGCAAGGCCTGCGATTTCGATCAGCGTGGCTGGGGCGTCACGGCAAAGCCGATGTATCACGTCGCCTCGCTGGCGACGAAATGGGGCTTGCGCGACGGCGGCGAGTTTCGCGATTGGGGTCACATCGATATGGGCGAGCATCTGCGGCGGCGATCGCGCGTCGCCAACCTCTATGAGGCGGTCGATCGCTACCATCGCAAACGCGGACGGATCTATCGATGATCGCCTCGCGGTCCGAGATCCTGGCCTACGACATCATCGCCAGCGCCTACATTATAGTAGGCGTCGCGCTGGTGCTTTGGCTCTTGACGGTGTGGTGCAGGAAGCGGCGCGACAGAAACGGAAGGTGAACGTACTGTGCCACTTTCTGTGCCGCATTGAACCGCTTTCGTTCGCGCGATCTGCGCGATCTGCGCGGCGCTGATTTGACGTGAAAGCCCATATTCTCTAAGGCTTTCAGGCGCGGGAGCTGTGGCCGAGTGGCTGAAGGCGGCGGTTTGCTAAACCGATGGCTCGTTACGCCGAGCAATGTCTTTGGCTCTTTGTAATAGGGCCTTATCCATCACTGCCGCTGTGCCAGACCGCTGCTGCTGTGCCACGTTTTGTGCCACCTTATGAGGGCCATCGCCATGGGTCGGCTTGTCGACGGGTTGATCAAGGCCGGTTGGGCCGTGCTGCTGGTCGTGGCCTTCCTGGCGCTCGTTGGGATGATGGGGCATTAGCCGCCTTGGCCCGGGATGACATCGTAGCGTTTCATCGGCGCGGCCATGGCCTCGGCCTGTGCGCCTGGTGCTGGGTTTAGTTGTGCCGTCTTTTGTGCCACCCCGCGTGACACAAGCTCGATCGACGGTAACCCGTCGTAGGCAATCCACACCCGATAGACGTCGCCGTGGCGCGTTGTGATCTCGGCAAACGGTCCGCTCTGTTTTGACGCGAGCTCGCGATCGACGCGCAGCTCGACCTTTGCAATCTCGTCCATCATCCTGCTCCTTGCTGTGCCGCAATCCTCAGCGGCGTTTTTTTCGTTTTCGAATCTCGGCGCTGAGCGTGGTAACCTTGTACTTCCGCGGCTTTTTGCGGCGGTCGCGAGGAAAAATCAGGACCTCGTCGCCGACCTCTAAGCCAAGCTTGGTGGGTGTCCAATTTGGTATCTTTTGACGTGTTTTTGTCATGCTCGCTCCTGTGCCACCCCGAACTTGGCAATGCGGGCCTCTTCGGGGGTAAGAAAATCGAGATAGAGCTCGGTCGTCTTGATTGATCGGTGACCGAGGCGAATCTGCAAGTCGTAAATGTTGCGGCCGGATTTGAGCCATTCGACGGCGTGCAGGTGGCGCAGCTGGTGCACGGTAAACGGCCTAAAATCCGGCGTACCGCCCGGGCCTGCCGCCTTGGTCGCCGCCTGGTGCTCGGCTGCGATAATGGCCGAAAACCGGCTCGACAGGTTGCGGTACGGCTCGCCCGCGCCATGCCAGAACAGCCACGGCTCGCCGAGGTAGGATGGCAGCGCCGCCAACAGCTCATAGCCGCCGAACGGATCGAGCTCGATCGCGCGCACCTTGTTGCCCTTGCCGCGCAGGGTCAGCTGGCGCCGGCCGTGGTCGAGCTGGGGCCGCTTGGCGTAGGCTAATTCGGTGAGCCGGCACCCGGTAGCCCGATAACCGCGCAGCAACGCGCCCAAGAGCCCCGGGGCGCGCGCAATAACCCTCCCGACATGGGAGGGTTCGGGAAGCACGATCGGATCGCGGCGCTCGCGCAGCCGGCGCAGCCAAGACAGGGCCGGGTTACCCTCAGACCATTCCATGGCCTCGGCGTAGCCCAGCACGCTGGACAGGGCCGTGAGATCCCGCCGGATGGTGGCGATGCTGACGCCGCTGGCCTGGCGGACCTTGACCAGGCTCGACACGGTCGTGGCGTTGATCTCGTCGAGGTAGAGCGGCCGCAGGACGCCCGCCAGCTGCTGCAGACTGACCGCGTAGCGTTTGGAGGTTTCCCCGCCCACTTGGCCAGCAATCCAGACCGCCCAGGCGGTGACCGCGGCTTCATAGGTCTGGCGCTTCTCCCCGAAATGCGTGGCCGCTAGTTCCTGCTCGCGGCGCTCTTTGCGCCGGCGTGCAGCAATCCGGCCATCGCTCGTTCGTAGGCTCCATCGGATCTCAGTGTCCTTGACCTTGAGGCGGCCATATAATGTCTCGCCGCGCCAGTAGCAGCCGAAAGGGGCTTTGCGTTTTGCCATGTTGCCTGCTCCCGCTCACGCACATAGGCGCGCAGCGCAGCGATGTTGAAGGTCCAGCGCCCGGTCGCCGACTTGGCCGCCCCGGGCAGCACGCCACGCGCCGCCAAGGCCTGAACTGTACGCTTAGGCTCCCCCAGGATGGCAACAGCCTGCGCCACGCGGCAGCGCTCGCTGGGGATAGATTGAGCGGCGCCGCGCGTCATCCGACCGCCTCGCCGGCGAGCCATCGCGCTGCGGCTTGGCGGCCGTGTTCGGTAATGATGCTCAACGGCGGCGTCTTGAAGCCGTCGTAACAGAGCAGGCCGCCGCCGACCAAGGCTGCAACTGCCTGCCGGTCCATCGACTTGACCGGCTGCGGTCCTGCCATATGGGCGACGAGAACGGCTGCCCGCGTCGGTGTGAGATCCTCGGTCATGGGCGCAGCTCTTCGTTCGACGGCAGCACAATCGTGCCGGCGGCGAGCCTGGTGACCAGCATTTCGTAGCCAAGCCGCCGGCGGCCGCGTTTGGTGATCCGCGTCATGGTCTTGCGCGGGTTGAAACTTAGTAAGCCGTGACTGAGCAAAAGGCGGGTCTTGCGGCTGCAACGCGCGATATGGGGCTGTGGGCCTTCTAGGTGCTGTTGCAGCAACTGGCGATGCGCTGGCGTGATGATCATGGCTGCGCCATGGCCTCGATCAGATCGGTGATCTGGCGCCGCGCTGCGGCGCCAGGGATCTTGGGGAAATTCTTGGCGATCGTGAGCCCATCGCGCGAGGCCAGGAATGTCGCGGTGAAATCCGGTACCAGCGGCGCGCTAATCTTGTCACCGTTCTTGATGACGGGTGCGCCCTCGAAAAAGAATTCGACCGGCACTTGCAGGATATTGGCGATCTGCTGCAAGCGGCTGGCGCCGATGCGGTTGGTGCCCTTCTCGTATTTCTGCACCTGTTGGAAGGTGAGATCGAGCTCGTCGCCGAGTTTCTCCTGGCTCATTGACAGCATCATGCGGCGCATGCGCACGCGCGCGCCGACGTGGACGTCGACCGGGTTGCATATCTTTTTTGCTTTGGCCATGACGATTTACTCCGTTGCTGTGAGAATCTGTCGCTTGCGCAGGGTCTGCGCGAGTTTCTGACTGAGGCTGAGCCGCGGCTGCAGGCCGTGGTTCATGGTCTTGGTGATGTCGGATCGCCGGCCGGCGCGCATCGGATGCGGGCCGAGGCCCGGGCCCGTGACGCCGATGTGCTTGCGATGCACGCGCTTGGCCTTGGCGGCGGCCGGCACCACGATCTGGACGCCGTGTTGATGGTTGCAGCGATGATGCGCGATGCCGGTCGACTTGCCGCCGAAGGTCTTGGGCGCGCCGTCGTGGCTCTCGTCCCAAGCCTGGCCGGGTGTTACCGGCAGATCGCACAGATTGCAGATTGGCAATTGACCGCGGCCGGCGACATGCGCCGCCAGACATTCGCGCGACCACAAGTCGTCGCGTTTTTTCGAGCTAAAGCGCGGTTTGTAGGCCATGTGAAACGATGCCCTGCTTCGGATAAGCAGCACCGTTTCACAACCTATTGTTTAATGCAACAACTTTGTTTGATTAATGCTCTGATTTAGTCGCCGGTATCCGGCCGCGTCCGGCGCCGCGAAATCCGGTCGGTCACAACCCCTCGTATCATAACCGATTTATCGTCAACCAATAGGGGCAATGACGGGCTGCGATCGAGCCCGGCGGTAAGTAGGTAAGGCTTTTGGTAAACGCGGAACACGGGATGCCGGGTGCCCGTAGTGGCATCGGCGACCTCGGCGCAGACCACGTCGCCGTCGGCGGGCGGCTCGTGCGGATCGACCAGCACCAGATCGCCGCGCAGGAAGCCAGCAGCCTCAAGGGCGGTGCCGGCAAGCTCCCAGGTCTGGATAGCCCGGCGATTGCCGATTAACGCAGCCAGCGCCGCCGCTACGGCAGGCACGATGACCTCGGGGTCGACCAGCAATCCCTCGAGCATTACAGATCCCTGACCTTTGGTTCCGAAGGCCCGCGTTCGCGGTGCCTGCTGCCCAAAGTAGCGTTCTAACTTTGCGATCGTAGGGGTTGAAGGCGTAAACTTATATTTATCGTCGTTGAGAAAATTGGTCAGCGTTGTTGTCGCAATTTTGGTTTCGCGCGCCGCGCGCGTGGGGCTGAGCCCTCGATTTGCTAGGTTTTGCCGTAGCCAAGCCTTCAAGGCCTCGCGATCGGCCGCTGTTTCGTCCGCCATGCACAGCCTCGCTGTCGCTTGTACGCGACAGCTAGTTTGCGCTTGTGGATTGCTGACTACATCTAGCATTAAAGCACTTGACGCAACTGCACGACTCTGATTCTGCTGTAGCATTAATGAAACAGGTTGTCGATCCTAAGGAACTTGTCAAACGCGCCAAACGCATCGGCGCGTCTGTCGGCGCCATTGCCGCCGACGCCGGCGTGCATCGCTCGACAATCTATCGGGCGGTCGATGACTACCGCAACACCACGATCGGTCACCTGGAAAACTTTAGTGCGGCGCTGGTCACGCGCGAGCTCGCACTGCGCGATTATCTGCTGCAGCTGCATCCTCTCGTTGTGCCGGCGCTCCAACACGAGGGGAGGGCTGGCAAATGACCCGCACGCGCGCGCTCTACGAGCGCAATGGTGAACTTGCTCGTTTCGTTCCAAAATCCGAATTCGATCCGGGTGGCGTCACTTGGGTGCCGCAACCCAGCGCCAGCCGGGTGCCGCCGCTGCTGATCGTGCTGGTGCTGCTGCTCGCGATCCTCGCCTCGGCCATCGGTATCGTGCGGCATCACTCCGAGCAGCCGGCTGCCCAGTCGCTGCAGCTCAACAGCCCCGGTCCGCGCGCGCCTGCGCTGGCCGGGGTTGTTGTTTCCGGCGAGGCCCGATGAGCAACCGAGAAAGGATCGTGGCGATCCTGTCCGACACGATCGGCGTTGCCGAGACGGTTACCAAGCGGCCGCCGTCGCACGACCGCCTGCCGCGGCTGGCGATGCTGGCCGTTGAGATCGACGAGGCCTCGACCTGGCTCGTCGAGGGTGGAAATCCGATCGGGCCCGAAGCGGCGATGTTGATCGAGGTGCTAATGCACATCGAGAAGGAACGTGCGGCTGGCGACGGCGATCGCGTCACGAAATGGCTGGCGATCGCCGGCGCGCTGCTGCCGATGGTGCGCAACAATGGGGCCGATGCGATGGGTCTAGCCGATGCGCGACCAGCGACTAGCAGCGTCGGGAGGAACGGGTGAGTAAAGCGCCGAAGAGCAAGACCAAGCCGTGCCTCGAGCGCAAGCAAAAGGGCACGTTGTCGCTCCGACGCTACAGCAAAAAGCGCGGCGGTTACGGCGTGCAGACCAAGACCGGCACCTATCGCGGCATCGGCGGTCCGATGACAATCCATCCGGGCGAGGATCTGCGCGCCGCCGCGATCCGCACGCTCGGGCAAGCTACGCGCAAGCTATCCGACATCAAGGTCGGCAAGCGCCATCGCAAGGACTACGGCGATCTCAAAGCATTGGCGCGCTCGATCGATGCGCGTGGGCTGCTGCAGCCGATCGTTATCACGCCGCAGAATAAATTGATCGCCGGCGATCGGCGCATGCGCGCCTGGCCGCTGACCAAATTTGCCAAGACGCCAATCCCGGTGACCGTCGTCGATATCGACAGCATCGTCGCCGGCGAATGGGACGAGAACGCCATCCGCAAGGACTTCACGCCGTCGGAAGCGGTCGCCATCAAACGCGAGCTCGAGCCGGCGCTCAAGGCCGAGGCCAAGCGCCGCCAGCAACAGCATGGCGGCACGACGCGCGGCCGTAAGGCTGCGGCAACCGAAGGCGCCGGCAAGTCGCGCGACAAGGTCGCGGCTTACGTCGGCAAGCGCGCCCGCTCGCTGGCCAAGGCCGAAGACATTGTCGAGGCGGCCGAAGCCGACCCCAAGAAATTCGGCAAACTGAAAGCCGACATGGATCGCACGGGCCGCGTCAACGGCCCGCACAAGCGCCTGCAGATTATGAAACAGGCCGAGCAAATCAGGAAAGCCCCGCCGGGCGTGCCGATGAAGGGGCCTTACGGCGTGGTGGTGATCGATTTTCCATGGCCGAACGAGCCCGGCATGTCGCAGGAAGAGCTCGACGCACGCGGCCGCAGCTTGCGGCCTTATCCGGCCATGTCGATCAAGTCCGGTTGCGCCTTCATGCGCGACAAGGTACGCAAGATCCTGGCGAAAGACTGTTTCGTTTATTTCTGGGCGACGAATTTTCACGCGCCCTATGCCTGGCACCTGTTGGCTGCGCTTGGCTTCAAGAAGCATTCAACGATCGGCTGCTGGCGCAAGCACAAGATGGGGCGCGGCCAGGTGCTGCGCGACAAGACCGAGCTCTGCATCATCGCGATCAAGGGCAAGCCGGTCATCAACCTGACCAACCAGACGACCGACTGGTCGGGCCCTGGCTGGGAGCGGCGCGACAATTCGCAAAAGCCGGTCGCGTTCTACGAGCTGGTCGAAGAGCTGACGCCGGCGCCGCGCTATGCGGAAATTTTTTCGCGCGGCGGCCGCAATTCAAAATGGGACTGCCACGGCGACGAGATCGGCAAATATCCGCCGGGCTATGAGGTGCCACTGCTGCCGATGCCGATCGCCGAGTCGCCGGCGCGGCCCGCGGACGATTTTCCGTGGCCGGTCGACAAGCGCGGCAACAGCTGGCCAAGCGAGAATGGTCACACTGTCTCGATGACGAGCGAGCCGGGGACCGGCAATGATATCAGCAAGCATGTCGGCACTTGCGAATGCGGCCAGAAATGGAGCGTGCCGCACGGCAAGATGCGCGATCTCGATCTGATCATCGGTGAGCATTGGCTGGCGGAATATTACAAAGCGAAAGGCGCGCCCGCGCCTGCCGCGATCAAAGGCGTCGATGGCGCGCAGCTCGATCTCGTCGACGCCAGTCACAACCAGCAGGCCGCCGAATGAAACAACCGCGCTTCATGTCGCTGCTCGAGAGCCTGATCAATATCGCGGTCGGCTTTGGCATTTCGCTCGGCGCCCAGGTTTATTTTCTGCCGCTGCTCGGCGTCGAGATCTCGTTTAAGCAAAACCTGATCTTTGCGGTCATCATGACCGTGATCTCGATCGCGCGGTCCTATGTGCTGCGTCGGCTGTTCGAGGCGCTGCATATCCGCAATCCAATTTCGCCGTTTGCGGCCGCTGTGCTGGCTGAGCGCCGCCGGCAGATCGAGGCTGAGGGCTGGTCGCACGAGCATGATGACGCGCACGAGCTAGGGGAACTCGCGCGTGCTGGCGCTTGCTATGCGATGCAGATGTCGCGCACTAGCACGCAACCGCCTGGTATCTGGCCATGGTCGCGCCAATGGTGGAAGCCGCGGCCACACGATTCTCGGCGCAATCTAGGAATCGGCGCATCGCTCATGCTCGCCGAGGGCGAAAAGTTCGATCGACAAAGAAAAACAAAAAGGCGCGCGATGCCGAGGGTTGCCGCATGATCGACCGCAATGCGTTGCAGGTAGAATTCGATCGCCTGACGAAATGGCTGGCTGATCGGTTCGATCAGCAAGATCTGCGTTATGTCGCTGTGCGTGTCGTTCGTGATCATGTGCAGGATATTTTGAGCGGCAGGCGTTTCGACAAAACGCTCACGTTGAAGGCAGTCGATCATGCGATCGCTGCATTTTCGCAATCGGTTGCTGCGGATTAACATAATTGAGGAACGGAAGATGGCCGAAGAACAGACGCCAATTCGAGTGTCTCTAGGACTTGAAGCCGCCGCCGATGGCGATCCGAGGGGCATCAGCATATTTATGGGCTGGCTTGGCTCAGAGTTGGGAATTTTGGCTTACGTCACGCCGGATTTACCAAAGCCGGTCTCAGAACGCCTTGGCCAACTCGCTAAGGACGTAGACCGACTACGGCAGTTTGTTGATGGCTTCGTCGAGGGCCGCACAACGGATTAAGGAAAAATATCATGGAAAATCTTAACGATGATGTGGGGCTTGAGGATGCGCTCGCCGCTATCCCTGTCGGGATGATTTGGCGGCTTGGAACCTATAGCAAAGGCAGATTTTGGTTTTTGCTTGGATGGCCCACAGCAAAAGGTAATTTCTCAGCGGTCCTTGGAAAATATACAGCCATTGAAGCAGCGCCAAATTTGGCAGTTCAGGCTGCGCTTATACGCATGGCAAAACGTGAAGATCATTAAGCAGCGGACAATAAAGATGAGCCCACAGCGCATTCAACGAAAGAGGACGAGGGGTTGGCGGATGCCGG